ATACAAAGTTTAATTAGTACATATAATTATTATTTACAAATGATAAGAGATGTGACGGGATTAAACGAAGCAAGAGATGGTAGTTTAGCAGATAAAGATACATTAGTAGGTTTACAAAAAATAGCCGCTCAAGCATCTAATATTGCTACTAAACATATTAATAATGCAAGTTTATTTTTAACTTTAAGAATGTGTGAAAACATATCTAAAAAGATGAAGGATATGTTGGAATATCCATTAACTGCAAATGCATTAAGAGATAGTTTAAATATATTTAACACAGCTACATTAGAGCAAGTTGATAAATTAAATCTTCATGATTTTGGTATATTTTTAGATTTAGAACCAGATGAAGAACAAAAAGCACAGCTAGAACAAAACATACAAGTAGCTCTTAGTACTGGTGGAATAGATTTAGAAGATGCTATTGAAATACGTCAAATACGTAATTTATCTTTAGCTAATCAAATGTTAAAACAAAAACGTAGACGTAAATTACAAAGAGAAAGACAAATGCAAGCTGAAATGGCTCAACAACAAGCAGCCGCTAATTCTCAAGCTACACAGGTTGCTGCAGAAGCTGAAGTACAAAAACAACAAGCATTAACTTCAGAAAAAGTAAACTTTGAGCAAGCTAAATCACAGTTTGAAATACAACGTATGCAAACTGAAGCAGAAATAAAAAGAGCTTTAATGGCAGAAGAATTTAAATATCAACTGCAATTAGAACAAATGAAGACTCAACGTGAAACCACTAAAGAGCAACAAATAGAAGATCGTAAAGATAAAAGAACAAGAATAGCTGGTACTCAACAAAGTCAAATGATAGATCAAAGAAAAAATGATTTATTACCAATAGATTTTGAATCGCAAGATAATCAATTACCAACTATTTAACATTAATTTTTAATTATATTATATTATGGCAGAAAAAAAAGCGGCCGTAGAGGTCAAGCAAGAAGGTGAATTTACTTTAAAAGGTAAAGTAAAACCTAAAAAACCAAAACAATTAGGTAAAAAAGTTGAAGTAGCAAAAGTAGACTTATCAAAAGATCCTAATGTTCAAATAAAAGAACCAATAAAAGTTGATTTAACAACTAAAAATCAAGAAGATGCCGTTCAAGAGCAAAAAACAGAGAAGCTACCTGATGATAAACCATCCGGAGATTTACCAAAGGTGGAAGAAGAAGTACGGGTCAGCGATACAGATGTTAAAGAAGAATCTCCGATCGAAGTAATAGAAGAAATAAAAGAAGAAACTATTGCAGAGGAGATTAAAAAAGAAGAAACACCCGTTGTTGAAACTCCTAAGTTACCTGAAAATGTAGATAAACTAGTGAAGTTTATGGAAGAAACAGGTGGCACGGTAGAAGATTACGTAGAATTAAATAAAGATTATTCAAAATTAAACAACGATCAACTTTTACAAGAATATTTAATAAAAACTAAACCTCATTTAGATTCAGAAGATATTAGTCTTATAATGGAAGATTATAAATATGATGAAGACCTAGATGAACAAAAAGAAATTCGAAGAAAAAAGCTAGCATATAAAGAAGCTGTCGCTAGTGCAAAACAGGATTTAGAAAGCAGAAAAAATAAATATTATGCTGAAATAAAACAAAGACCTGGAGTAACACAAGAGCAGCAAAAAGCTACCGACTTTTTTAATCGATATAATAAACAGCAAGAAACTATAAAGCAAACTCAACAAGATTTTAAACAGCGTACTAAAAATTTATTTAATACTGATTTCAAAGGTTTTGATTATAATGTAGGAGATAAAAAATTTAGATACAAAGTTCAAGATCCGAGTAAGATAGCTGAAACTCAATCTAATATTTCTAATTTTGTTGAAAAATTTTTAGACAAAGAAGGAAAGATTAGTGACACTGCAGGTTATCACAAAGCTTTATATGCTGCGATGAATGCTGATAAACTAGCTTCTCATTTTTATGAGCAAGGAAAAGCGGACGGTGTTAAAAACATGGTTCAAAAATCTAAAAATCCAAGCGTAGATGCACCAAGGCAAGTTGCAGGTGGGGACGTTTATGTTTCAGGTTTTAAGGTTAAAGCAATTAGTGGAGCAGATTCATCAAAATTGAAAATCAAAAAACGAACATTTAATAATTAAAATTTAAAAAAATGGCTTTATCCCCACAATTTGGCTCGATAGTACCGAGTCAAGTACAGGAAGCTTTATCATCAAATTTCTTATCCTTTAACGGAGGAGCAAATCCTGGTGATTCTGATTCTTTCGCTCAACAATATCTGCCTGAAATTTACGAAGCAGAAGTAGAGAGATATGGAAACAGAACATTATCTGGATTTTTAAGAATGGTTGGTGCTGAACTTCCAATGACAAGTGACCAAGTAATCTGGTCAGAACAAAATAGATTACACATTGCATATGATAACTGTACATTTGCTGCTCCTGGTGTTGGTGCTGCTAACGCAATTACTATCCCAGCTGGTGTTACTAATGTAATTTCTCCAAGATCTACAATTGTAGTAATGGATGATTTTGGTAACGAAGCAAAATGTTTAGTTGTATCTTCTAATTTAGGTGCAGGACCTGTAACGATCAATGTTGATCCTTACACTGCTGCTACTTTAGCTGGTGCTGGTCTTGTTGGAGCTGTAAAAATATTTGTTTACGGTTCTGAGTATAGAAAAGGACAAACTACACCTAACGCTGCAGTTGGCGCTGCTCCTGCTACAGGAAACGAAATCGCAAGTATTGATCCTGCGTTTTCTCAATTTAGCAATAGACCAGTAATAATCAGAGACAAGTATGTTGTATCTGGTTCTGACACTGCTCAAATTGGTTGGATTGAAGTTTCAACTGAAGACGGAACAGGTGGATACTTATGGTATCTTAAAGCTGAGTCTGAAACTAGATTAAGATTTGAGGATTATTTAGAAATGGTATGTGTAGAAGCTGAATTAGTAGCTGCGGCATCACCAATTCTTGTAGCCGAAGCTCAAGGATCAGAAGGTCTTTTTGCTGCTGTTGAAGATAGAGGTAATGTACAAGTTGGATTCGCTGCTGCTGCAGGTATTAGTGACTTTGATGATATTCTTAGAAACTTAGATACTCAAGGAGCAATTGAAGAAAACATGTTATTTTTAGACAGACAAACTGCTTTAGATTTTGATGATATGCTTGCTGCAATTTCATCTGGATCTTCAGGAGGTACTGCTTATGGATTATTTGAAAACTCAGAAGAAATGGCTTTAAACTTAGGTTTTAGCGGTTTCAGAAGAGGTTCATATGACTTCTATAAGACTGACTGGAAATACTTAAATGACGCTTCAACTCGTGGTGCTATGACTGGACCAAATTCTATTGAAGGAATTTTAGTTCCTGCTGGTACTACTACTGTTTATGATCAAATTTTAGGAACTAACATCCGAAGACCTTTCTTACATGTAAGATATAGAGCTTCACAAACTGATGATAGAAGAATGAAATCTTGGCTAACAGGTTCTGTTGGTGGTGCGTTTACTAGTGATCTTGATGCAATGGAAGTTAACTTCCTTTCTGAAAGATGTTTAGTAACTCAAGCTGCTAACAACTTTGTATTATTCAAAGGAGTGTAATCACTATTTATAGGTAAGGGCGCTTCGGCGCCCATATACCTTTTAACTTATTTAATTATATTATATTATGGCAAAAAATAAAAAACAAGAGGTAGTAGTTGAAGAACCAGTTGTGGTTGCTACACCTCAAAAAGAAAAACCAGTTGTTAAAAAAAATGATTGGGAAATAAAAGATAGAACTTATATATTAAAACATAATAAAGAACCTTTAACGTTTACTATACCTAGTAAACACACTAGAAGACATCCTTTATTATGGTTTGACAATAAAACAAATACACAAAGAGAATTAAGATATGCAACTAATATGTCTTCTCCTTTTGTAGATGAACAAAAAGGTGAAGTTACTTTAGGTCATATTACTTTTAGAGATGGAACACTATCAGTTCCTAAACAAAATATAGCTTTACAAAAACTACTTTCTATATATCACCCAATGAAAGATAAAAAATATATAGAGCATGTTCCAGCTGTTATTGCTGAAAATGAATTAGAAATGATTGAATGGGAACTAGAAGCGTTAAACGCTGCTAGAAATATGGAGGTAGATATGGCAGAAGCTATTGTTAGAGTAGAAGTAGGGAGTAAAGTAAATAGTTTAAGTTCAAAAGAATTAAGAAGAGACTTAATGATACTTGCTAAGAAAAACCCAAGATTATTTTTATCTTTAGCAAATGATGAAAACGTTCAATTAAGAAACTTTGGTATTAACGCAGTTGAGCAAGGTATTTTAAGACTAGCTCAAGATCAAAGATCTATACATTGGGGTAGTAATGATAGAAAGTTAATGACAGTTCCTTTTGATGAAAATCCTTATTCAGCTTTAGCCGCTTGGTTTAAAACTGATGAAGGTGTAGAAGTATATAAGTCTATAGAAAAAAGACTAGTATAACACTAAATAAATACAAGGCGGATTCGTCCGCCTTTGTATTAAATTAATAAAAATATAATGGTAAACGTAAATACAGTATATCAAACGGTATTATTGATCCTTAATCAACAACAAAGAGGCTATATAACTCCTGATGAGTTTAATAAAATAGCTGCTCAAGCTCAATTAACTATATTTGAAGCTTATGCTAGTGATTTAAACCAACAATATAGAGTTTCTCAAAATGATACTGAATACGCTAACCGTATAAAAAATATTCAATTAAAATTACAACCTTTTCAAAAATATGTCAGTAATACTACATCACCTGGAGCTATTACTGGAACAAATCCTTTTACCTTAAACGTATCTGATTATGCTATACCAACTGCTCCAGTTCCAGGAGTATTAGGTGATTTTTACAGATTAGGATCGGTTATATATAAAGGAATACAATTGAATCAATATGCACAAAGAAACGAGATAACACAATTATTACTTTCCCCGTTAACTCAACCAACTAAAGACTTTCCTATATTTTTATATGAGGCAGGAGCAACTGCTACATCTAATAATGGTTTATTATATATATATCCTACTAGTATTACAAATGCTAATGATATAAATATATCTTATTTAGCAAAACCTATAAATCCTATATGGGGTTTTACATTAGATGGTACTACTGGAGCATATTTATATTCAGCAAGTGCATCTACAGATTTTCAACTAGATGTATCTGAACAAACAGAAATAATATTAAGGATATTAGCTTATGCTGGTGTAATAATAGAAGATCCAACAATAATACAAGTAGCGTCTCAAGCTGTCAGTGCTGAAGATGCAAATGAAAAACAATAAGATATGCCAACACCAAATGGAGGTTTAATAATAGAAACCAATGAACAATATTACGCGGGCGCGCAGGGATTTGTAGGTGATAATACTACTGATAAATATACTTTTACATTTAATACTAAGTTAAATTTTGGCAGTGATGATCCTTCTAATGCTAACTATGCGTTAAATAATTTTAAATTATACGCAAGTTCAGATGGTATTACTTATACAGAAGTTATACCTGCAAACTGGCCCGCGCTATGTCCATACACAGTAGATGCTATAGACAATAATAATAGTGTTGTTGATTTAGCAGCTAATTTACCTGCAAATCATGTTTTAGTTTGTCAATTAAAAACCATGGATGGTGGTACTTTTGGTAACAAAGATGCTTACGGTATGACTGTAGAGCAAAACTATGGGAATTATTCTTATTTACCACTTAAAGATGTTGTTAATAACTTTATAGTAGGTTTTGTTGGTCAAGATAAATTAATACCTAGAGTTGATAGAACAGATGTAATATTTCATGCTAAACGTGGGTTACAAGAATTTAGTTATGATACTTTAAAATCTATTAAATCTCAAGAACTTACTATTCCACCTAACTTAAGCGTAATTTTACCTCAAGATTATGTTAATTATGTAAGAATATCTAGAATAGATGAACTAGGTGTGCAAAGAATTATATATCCAGCTAATAATTTAACAGATTCTCCTTATGAAATGCCTATTCAAGATTCTACAGGAGAACCTATGCAAGATAATTTTGGTGAAAACTTAGAAGGAAGTTCTATTACTGAAGAAAGATGGTCTAAAGCTAATGTTAATTTAATTAATCAAAACTTTAATTTACAGCTTTATAATGAAGGTATGGATTGGGCAGGTTACAACTGGGGTTACGGAGGTTATTGGTATTGGGGTTGGGGTGAACAATATGGTATGTCACCACAATATGCTCAATACAATGGCTGGTTTAATATGAATGAAAGAGAAGGTAAAGTTTCTTTTTCTAGTAATTTAGTTGGTCAATTAATAATATTAGAATATATTTCTGATGGTCTTGCTTATGATTTAGATAGTAGAATACCTAAATTAGCGGAAGATGCGTTATATTCATATATTTCGCATGCTATATTATCTACCAGAATTAATCAACCAGAATATATAGTGCAAAGATTACGTAGAGAAAAAAGTGCTAAACTTAGAAACGCTAAAATTAGATTATCTAATATAAAACTTGATGAAATAGTTCAAGTAATGCGTGGAAAAGCTAAATGGATAAAAAGATAAAACATGCCGCAAATAGTTAATACTTTTCTAAAGTCTAAGATGAATAAAGACTTAGATGATAGATTAATACCAAATGGCGAATATAGAGATGCAAGTAATTTACAAATAAGTAGATCACAAGGATCAAGTGTTGGTGAATTTGAGAACATACTAGGTAATGTAGAAAAAGGATATTTAAATACTGGTAGTGTCAAAAATACTATGACTGGAGTTATAAGTAGTTATAAAGGCGTAGTTATAGGTCAATACACAGATGAAAGCACGGGTAATATATATATTTATAGTACAAACTATACCGGCTCGTTACAAACACCAAGAGATATAACAGTAAAAAGTGATCCACTCAACCCTACTATAGGTGAAACTTGGACGCTACATGATCTTACATTTGGATCTCAATTAAACCCTCAAGTTATAGGTATACAAGTAGGTATGGGTGTATGGAGTGATCAGGTGAACGGAGATCCTGTAGTAACAGAAGTAAATCCAACTAATATAAAAATATCATGGAATCCTGGAGGTGTTGGAACTATACCTGCTGGTAGCACATTAACATTTGGCTGGATAAACACTATACATTATTATAATGCAGTTACAGAAACACCACCTGTATTATTAGTAAGAGGAGGTTTTTTAAACTTTAGCACTCAATCAAAAATATATGGAATTAATTTATTAGAAGGTTTATTGTTTTGGACTGATAATAGAAATCAACCTAGAAGAATAAATGTTGATTCTGCTATAGCTGAACCAGTAACTTATTACAATAATGAAGATCAAATATCTGTAGCTAAATATTATCCTTATGATGCACCTTTAGTTTTAGAACAAAATATACTTACCGCAGCGTCGGGAGCAGCTCCTGGCGTTGGATTGTTTGGTTATAATTTAACTATGACTAGTGTTTTAAATATAAAAATTGGTGATATTGTTAGTGGTTTAGAAAATCAAAATGATCAAGATTTATGGGAGGTAATAGCTATAAATGGTCTTGTGGTTACTATATATAATAATTTTTTAGCTTCTCCTACTGCTCCAGTGAATAGACCACTTACTTTCAGTAGACCAACAATGACAAATGAAAGTGAAATTAAAAATGAAAATGGATTTGAAACAACGGTTAATGCAGTATCCGCTTCACCTTTAGTACCTGGCGATATTCTTACTATTGATTATCCTTTTAATAATTTATTATACACGGAACCAGATAAAACTCCAACCCCACAAATTGGGGATTATATAACTAGTTCTACAATGCTTAATGCAAGTGGTGTAGCGGGTGTTACCTTAGCTGATGAAGTTTGTATACAAGCTATAACAGAAATTATTCCAGGCAATCGTGCAAAAATTAGTTTAACTAAACAGGTTACAGGTGTTGTTGGAAACGATATAACTATTGCAGCTAATCCTGATTATAATGCTGGTTTTACAGGTGATGCAGATTTAATTGAACAAGAATTTGTAAGATTCAGTTATAGATTTAAATTTGTAGATAATGAATATTCTTTATCTGCTCCATTTACTCAAATATGTTTTATACCTAAACAAAAAGGTTTGTTTGGAGGAGGTCCTAATGATAGTAAACAAGATATGGAAGAAGCTTATGCTTCTACTATTGTTGCATGGTTTGAAAATAGAATTAATAATATAGGTTTAAAAATTCCAATACCAGGGAAAATAAGTGATTATGCTACGAGTGCTGACGCATTAACAGCCTTGCAAGAAAGTTATAATGTAAAAGAATTAGAAATATTATATAAAGAATCAGATGATTCTTCAATAAAAATATTAGAATCATTAAGTATAGCAGAAGATATTTTACCTACTAGCGTAACAAGATCTACCCCACAAGATAAATATTATTATACATTTAATTATAAATCTATAAAACCTTACAAGACTCTACCTACAAATCAATTAACTAGAGTTTATGATAAAACTCCTATTAAAGCTTTAGCTCAAGAAGTTACAGCTAATAGAGTAACTTATGGTAATTTTTTAGAAAATCATACACCTCCACGAGGAATTGATTATGAAGTTTTATTTAGTAATAAATCTGTAAGTTATGATAATTATGCTCAATATCCTAATCATACAGTAAAACAAAATAGAAATTATCAAGTAGGATTTGTATTAGGCGATAGATACGGTAGACAATCTACTGTAATATTATCATCTAATGATAATGATGAAAACACAGCTGGATCTACTATTTATATTCCATATAAAACTTGGAATGAAGTTCAATCAGCGGGTGGGTTAACCACGTATGAATGGTTAGGAAACGTAATGAGAGTAAGAGTAAACAATGGAATAACTCAAACTACACTAAATTCTGCTACTGGTGAACCGGGTTTATATAAATCATATTCTGATACTGATGTAGATTCTTTTACTATATCTAATCCTGGTACAGGTTACACTGTTGGCGACACATGCACAACAAATTATGGTCTTCTTACTAATTTAGGCTTAGGTTTTGGTTTTGCATTTACTGTACAAGCAATTAGTGGTGCGGGTCCTACAGGACCAATAGCTGGAATAACAATTACTAATCGTGGTAGTGGTTATGCTGATGGTCAAGTTTTATCTGTAGTTAACGGGGGAACTAGTCCTGGAACAGGTAGTGGTGCTGAAATAACTATTGGAGTAAATCCTCCTAATGTATTAGGTTGGCAGTCATATAAGTTGGTTGTAAGACAACAAGAACAAGAATATTATAATGTTTATTTACCTGGATTTATAAGTGGTTATCCAGTAAATAATGGAAAAGATACTGGTAGAATTGCGGTGGCGGCTTTATTTGGAGATAATATAAATAAAATTCCTAGAGATTTAACTGAAGTAGGTCCATTACAAACAGAATTTTTAGCTTCTGTTCAATTATTTGGAAGAGTAAATAATCCTAATATAAATAATAGACAAACTTCTGGGTTATATTTTGATCAACGAACGCTACCTTGGAATACTCAATATTTTCCAGGAAGAAATGCAGATGAAGCAGTTACTGTTGGACCAATTGGTCAAGGTGGTTTAGAACTAGCTAACTCTCCTTTTGAACCTGGTACAGCTTCAGGTGGTAATGCAACTCAAGGTGATTTTAATAACGGTGGTAGCGTTCTTGCTCCTGGTAATTCACGAGTTCCTTGGGGAATTCCAGGCGCTGATCAAAGTTTTTATAATGTTGAACAAAATCCTTTAGCTACTGGTATTAGAGTGGGCGCGCAAGAATCTCAACCACAACTAGGTAGCACTCAATTAAACACTTTAGGAGCCATTGTTACAAGTGTTACTATTAATCCTGCTAGCATTCAGATAATGTGTATGAATCCTTTTTTAAGTGTTACTGAAACAGAACCTGTAAAAAGTCAATTAGAATTATTTTATGAATCTTCAACTTCAGGTAATTTTGTAGATTTAAATAGATCAGTAGTGGCAGATTATGCAGGTGTTTCAGGACTAAGTGATTCAACAGGTACATTTGATGAAAGCGATGTAATAGGAACAGCGATTATTAATTCTTTAAATTTTCAAGATAGTGCAGGTAATGATTTAACATTAGATGGCATACCAGTTATTACAGAAGTTAATGTAGAATTTTCTGATGGTACAACCGCTGATGTTCAATCTTCTAATTTATTTATAATAGAAAATGATCCAGCTGGAATAGCGAATAAAGATTTTAGAATAAAAACAAATAGTAATTTTTGGTATGGTAAATTTAGTCCAAGTAAAGTTAATAGTTGGTCACTATCATTTCAAACAAGTGATGGTGGTGGAACATATATTGATACTTTGACTAATGCATTTACAGTAAATCTTAATAATATTGCTCCAGATAATTTACAATTTGTTAGTACTTTAAACGCAACTGTATATGTCTCAGGAGATACTGTTACGCCTACTTTTGCAAATACAGCTACAAGTATTGGTACTTTTAGTGGTAAAAACGGAAGCATAGACGCCGGTGGTATACCACCTAATAATACGTTAGAATTATGTTGGACAGGAATAACTCTTACAGCAGAACCTGTAGGAAACGCAGCTGTGTTTTCTATAACAACTGATGGTGTTGTTACAATTTCTGCAGGATCATTAATAAATGGTACTTATACAATGCAGGCTACAATAGAAGATGCTTCTCCAGGTTGTAGTCCAGATGCTAGTAGTTTATCCTCTACTATTGATATTAGTATTACAGTAGGAACTCCACCTACTGATAAAGCAATTTGTTTCCAAGAATTTTCTGCTTTTTGGCTTGCTAACGCTACAACATGTTTAGGTACTACTGTAGGAGAAGCTATAGAGGTATTTTTTGGCACAAGTCAAGCTATTAACAATGGAGCTAGTGGTGCTACGGGAAGTGATACACAAAGTTTTTTAGATACTTTATCAGCACCCGCAGGTCCTCCTGGAGCTAATAGTTACAATAATACATCAGGTGGTGGACTTAATTTAGCTTATTATAATGTAAGAGCTGTTGCTTTAGCAAACGCAACATGTGTACCTCCTCCCGCTCCTACTTTTACAACTGGAGGTTTAACCCAAGGAGTATTGGGTGTAAAAATAGTTTTAACATCTTCAGCTACTACTTCTCCTAATTTTGAATATAATACTAATTATACTATATTACATAGACCTTTAGGTGGGAGTTGGACGCAAGCTTCTTATATATTCACCGATGTACCTGGAGCTCCAGCCACTGGAATAGTTGATGCTTTTGCTGGTGGTACTGCTGGTAGCACTTATTCTTTAGAAGTTGCTAACGCGGCTGGCGCAACAGCAACTCACACTTATCATTTCGATACTGTTGGTGAATATGCTGTTCGTACAAATGGCGTAAGAGGTCCAGGTTGTAATTCTGCTCCAGGAGGTACTCCATCCGCGGCAAACGCAATAGTTGAGTTTTTTGATGTTTCTACTACGACTCTTGATCCTTGCAATGATTGTACTGGACCAGATTAATGTAATAAAATATAAAAACAAGTAATAATAAATATGGCAACTACTCTAGAATTATCATACTTTAACTCATTCTGGCTTAAAAGGTTAAAAAACGCAGTTATGAATGGAGAAACTACTGGTGTAAACGCTGGTGGTGTAACTTCTATTCCTGTTCCTTTTATAGATACAAATGTTAATGAAGACTGGTTTATTGAAGAATCTAGAATACGAGGAGGTTATAATAATACTAGCGTAGATTTTGGAGTAAAAGCATACATAGTTGAAGATGAACCTAATCAAAAAGCTTATACTAATAGATTAATATATTCAGGTGTTTTAAATGCAAGAACTGGTGTTAATAATACTAATCAATTTCCTATTGGTGAAGAAATTACCAGATCAGTTGATCCAAGATCAGGAAGTATACAAAAACTTTATGCAGAAAATACTAACTTAATTATATTGCAAGAGCGTAAAGTTAATAGAGCTCCAATAGATAAAGATGTAATATTCACACAAGAAGGACAACCATTAAATGCTAATAGTAATTTAGTTATAGGTACACCTTCAGCTTTTGAGGGTAATTGGGGTATATCTAAAGATCCTGGTTCTTTTGCTGTATATGGTTATAATAAATATTTTACTGACAGAGATAGATCTGCAGTATTAAAATTAGGACCAAGTGGTATTGAAGAAATATCTAATTCAGGTATGATTGATTATTTTAGAGATACATTAGCTGAAGATAATCCTGAAGTGATAGGTGGTTATGATATTTATAATAAAAATTATGTATTAACATTAGGTAATCCAACTGTAACATTAGCATATGATGAGTTAATAAAAGGTTGGACTAGTTTTATGAGTTATATTCCACAGTTAACTACTAGTTGTTTAGGACATTATTACTCTTTTAAAAACAATGCTATTTGGAAACATTACTCTCCACAAAAAGATAATTCTCTAATATATAATAGATTTTATGGAGTAGACAATAAATCTAATGTAACTTTTGTTTTTAATCCAGAGCCAACTAAAATGAAAACTTTCAAAACATTAAACTATACCGGAAGTAATGGTTGGGCGGTTGTAGCATCACAATTTGTTTCAGAACCCACAGGTATAAATACAAATCCTCAACAACCTGCTTTAGGACTTACAACATCTACTGATACTAATATAACAATAAAAAGTTATGATGAAGGATATTATGTTGATCCTAATAATAATGTAGGTTATAGAGCTGGTTTTAATAGAAAACAAAATACATATTATGCTGCTTTAAAAGGAGCTAATAATATTATGCCTTTACAAGTAATTGGAGATAATGGTTTTGGCGCTAGTAATGCTTCAGGTATTAAAGGTTTTTATGCAACTGTAAAAGTACAAATGGATAACACAGATATAGGTGGAAGAAGAGAATTATTTAGTGTAGGTACAGTATACAATAATAGATAAATTATATGAAATTTAATGCACAAAAGCTAACAGATAAAGATTATGATTTGTTAGTGGAATGGTGGAATTGGTGGCGTTGGACACCAGTTCCCAGAAACTTTTTACCAGATAATGGTACAGGTGGAATAATGATATATAAAGATACCACACCAGTTGTAGCTGGTTTTATATATTTTACAAATTCTCAAGCAGCAATAGTTGAATGGATTATATCTAATCCAGAATATAAAGAGCAAGATAGAAAAGAAGCTGTAGAATTATTATTACAAATAATAGAAGAAGTTTGTAAAAAACAAGGTAAAAAATATTTATTTACAATAGGTAGAAATAAACATTTAATTGAAACACATAAAAAATTAGGATGGAAAGTAGACGACAAACCATCACATGAAATAGTAAAAATTATTTAAAATGGGAGGAACCGTAGGAAGAATAGTAGGAGGTGCTTTCGGCGCAGCAAACGCTAGAAAAGAACTAAAGCGTATTCGTAAAGAAAAAGCTGACGCGAAATATGCTATGGAGTCTGCTATGGCTAACAGACAAGATATTATAAACCCTTTTGCTGGTATAACTGATTTATCTGGATTGGCTAGAGATTTATCTAGTCAAATAACAAATCCGTTTAATAATATTACGGTTTCTACAGCGGCAGCAGAAATGCAAGCAGAAGAAGCAGATATAGCATTAGCAAATACTCTTGATACGTTAGAACAAACAGGAGCAAGTGCTGGTGGTGCTACTGCATTAGCTATGGCTGCTTTAAAATCTAAAAAAGATGTAGCAGCATCTATTGAACAACAAGAAGCTAATAATTCTAAATTAAGAGCAGAAGGAGAGCAAGCGATGCAAAGAGATAAGGTTGCTGCTCAACAACAATATGACGAAGCTGTTATTCAACTAAAAGGTAGAAAAGAACAAGCTGATGCACAAGGAGAGATATTTCAGTTTCAAGCACAAGAAGCACGAACCAACGCAGATATTAATAGATATACATCTATGTATTTAGGATTATCACAAGCAGAAACAGCAGTAAGAACTGCGCAGGCTGAAGCAGTAGGTGGTATTTTTGGAGGTATTAACGATGCTTTTAATTTATTTGGAGGAGACTCATAAAATTTAAAATATGAACACATTAATAAAATCACATAACGATAAAATGAATCGTCTAGTAAATGTTTCACAAGCTAGACGTAGTGTTGAATTAGATTTCTTTGCACATGCTAGTAATAAGTATCGTCAATTTATAAATAGTCCATCATCATATAATCCTAATGAAGATGAAAGTTTATTAAACAAAGTAAAAGATTATTTTATTGAAGAAGCACAAGATCCTTTAGAAGGAGTTATAGCTAAACAAACAAAGTTAAACATTGATATAAAAAACTTAACTCAAACTGAGATTAAAAAAGATAAAAAATATATTGATAATTATTTTAATAGATTAGATAATATTATACAATTAGGAGGGTATTTAGCTTCAGCAATACAAGATGTTACACCAGAAAATTTATCTACATTTATAGCTAATTATGATAACATAAATATAAATGGTACTAATGAAAGAGTTAAAGATAGAAATATGTTTATGCTTGCTGGTTGGTCAGATTTATTTAATTATTTTGATGATGTAAAATGTGTTAAAGATTTTTATTTTACAGATTCAAAAAAAGGAGAAATTATAGTTTTTAGTCAAGAAATAAAATTTTTAATTAAAGGTGAAACTTTTAGAAAATATTTACATAAAAAACCTTATGTTGTAGATGATTTTTTAGCTAACAAAAATATTAAAACAGGTGAAGATGGTAAAAAGTATTATTGTGTTTATGGTGAGGTAGATTCTACTCAACTAGATAATGATGATATACTTTATTTATTTATAGATGATGTGCCAAAACCTATGAAGTTAGGTGAATTGTTTGAAACAGCTGGTATAACTACAAACTCTACATTACAACCTCAATATTTTTTAGGTGGTAGTTTTTTAGATCCTAATAATCCTGATGATCCTAATACAGACACGTCTATAAAAGTACCTATGTATTCTGTAGTTAATAATCAAGTAAAAAGATTTTTTGTAAAACCTATTAATACTGAAGCTATTAATCAAACCCCTGTTTATAACGCTGAGGTTCAATCACATATAGCTGGTTTGTTTGCGGTTGCTAGTGGCAATATATCTGTATTATCTGGATATTCAAATAAAAGATTAGGTTTAGATTTACCTCTTGGTATAAATGAAAGTGTAACTCCAGAATTATCTAGACTATATGAGTCTTTATCACCTGAGGGTAAAGCAAGTTTTGTAGGTAATAGATATGCTTTTAATAAAACAGGTTTTGATGACAGATATATAAGCATGGTAGATGCTCAAAAAGCTTATATAATGTCTACTATTTTACAAAGTAATTTAGATAAGAAGTTACCTCAAAAAAATATTCCAGGACAACCTAGTATTGTAAGAGATATTACAACTGATAAAACACCACAAGGTAGGGATTTAATTAAAGCATTAAACGATAATAGCATGCCTATACCAGAGTTTTATGCTAATATGCTAGGTATTACAGAGTGGCAATCAGGTATGCCTATTTATTATCAAAAATTACCAGAGCAAGTAAGTGCATTACCTGCAGAGCAAAATGAACAAATGGCTGCATTTGTAGAACAATATTCTTAATAAAATTATATGGCAGACAAAGATGAAGTAGTAGGGACTGATAAATTTTGGGATCCCGAAACAATATTTACCAACTATAAACCTGATGAAGAGGAAAAAGATGAGTCAATTGAAGATGTAATTTTTGGAAAAGGATCTGCTGTTTTGCCTCCAATTGAAACTAAAGCGGGACCAATGCCTGTTGTTAAAGAAGAAGGTGATGTAATTATTCAATGGAAAACTAATGAAGACGGAAGTAAAACTCCTATACCAGTTCAAATAGGTGATCCTGCTCAAAGTGAATTTTATAAAAAAACTACAGAGATTGTAAATGAATTAAATGATATTCAATTAGAACCAATAACTGCTGGAATTCAATATGGAAAAGATTTTTTAGAATTTAAAGGTTTAAAAAACGCTGAAGACATCATGTTGATTGATGAAGATAAAACTATTGCTCAAGTAGATAAAGTGTTAAAAAATACTCCAGATATTTTAGTAGAAAAAAATAAAGGTGAATATCCTGGTGAAATTGTAACACAACCATTAACTTGGGAAGAGCTTCAAATTATTAGAGAAGGTAATAAAAAAAGAGGAATATATGGTCCTATTACTGAAGCTGACATAGGTAGAGAAGGTTTTGTTGATGAACGAGGTGAGCCAATTGACGCGGCGTCAATAGGAGAAAATTTAATAAATCCAAAAGAACAAAAAGCGTTTACAGATAAGTATCAAGATCAAATCAGCGCTATTATAGATTCAGGTGGTAATGTAATAGAGGCTATTAATAAAATTCTTTATGGAGATAAAATAACTGAAGAAAGAGTAGCTTTATACAACAATGTTTATAGTCTTCAAGGTATTACAAATAAAAAAGAATTTGATTTATTAAATAGTGAAATTAGAGGGTTTATAAAAAAAGAACAATCAGATGATACTTTTGACTATGAAGAAATAAAAGAAATAGATTATTTAGAAAAAAAGTTTGAAGTAGATCCAGAAGCTTATGAATATGTAAGAGATGCTATAGTTAAAAAATTTGATTTTGCAGACTATGATAATTATGAAGAATTTGTAGATGCCGCTGCTCAATATACTCAAACTCTTACAGCAGTTGATCCATTAATGCAGCGAACAATAATAAATGCTAATTTAGTTTTAGCTAACGAAGCTAATGTAAAGTATTTAGAATTACTAGATGCTGCTAGAGCCGCACGAACATTAGATGATCCTAGAGCTTTAGAAAATTTAAACAGAGAGTATACCAAGTGGCAGGAAACTAAATACATGGAGTTATTAGATGGTAGTGATTATGAAGCTAGATCTCTTCAATATGAATTTGCTGTTCATCAAGTTTTAAAAGATTTATATGTAAGTTTTGGTAGAACTAAAGACGGTAGATTTAAAGAATTAGATAAAGAATTAGCAGAGGGAAAAACTTCAGAGTGGTGGTATAGAATTAGAAACAGAGCTTCAAACTCTTATACTTCATTTAAACAAGGTTTAAGAGGTTTAGCTATGATGCCTAGGGCTAATAAACAAGCTAAAATTAATAGTGATGTAAATACATTAAAGAAGTATGAAGAGGATATTGAAAAATATGGTTTAGGTGAATTAACAGCGGTTCAACTTAGAACTTGGTTAGATAATAACGAAGAGAATTTAGGTAAAGCTAAATACACTATGTTAAAACAACGATTAGTTCCTTTATTTGATGGAAGAGTTAATAAAGTTGGTGGTTATGAAACGCTTAATGAACTTAATAAAAATTTAAATAAAGAACTACAAGATAATGTAAAATATTTAGGAGAAAGTATAAATGCTAATATATTAGATAATGAAAGATTGTCTTTAGTAGAAAAATTAGGAGATGATGATAGTATATTAGGATTAGTAGAAAGTATTATGGATCAATCAAACATGTTATTTATGTTTGGTGGTATGGCTTTAAAACAAACAAAAAATCCTTACGCTTATGGCGTTGGTACAATATTAGATGCTCTAGGAACAGCAGATATTGTTGCTAAAACAATGTCTGGAGATATGTGGGCGGTTTTAGATGGTAAAATCAGAGCAAGAGAAGGTGAAGGCTATATTCCTACAAGAGATGATTATTTAGCTGAATTAGAAGATCCTGATTCTATTAACGCATTAGCTAATATGATTAGCACAGGTAGTCAATTAGCAGCTGATAGATTTTCATTAAGTAGAATTTTAAAATATGGTGAGGTAGGTAGAAAAAGAGTTGCTTCTATATTAAGGGGTCAATTTAAAAAATACTTATATACAGTACCAATGGTTGTAGGAGCTAGTCAAGTGTCTGGTTTACAAGAATATATTGTTGAAGGAACTCAAGGTTTAATTTCAGATATAAACCAAAAATATCAAATTGGTGGAAATAGAGGAACTATATTTGACGCAGTACAACAAGGTAAATTTGATTTTGAAGAAGCTAAACAAGGTAAAAAAATAGCTCAATTTTTACCAGTCGCTGGGGCAATAGTTAACCAATCATCTATAGAATTAACTCAAATATCTGAAATAGTTGTATCAAGATTTAATCAAAACAGTAATGCTGCTGCTAATGAAGCTTTTTATAAACAAGCATTAGATAAAATAAGATTAGATGTTAAGAATAATAAAATATCAAAAGAACAAGGAAATGAAGCTATTGATATAATTTCTCACTATAGAAATATTGGTTTAAAAATACCTAAAAATTTAGATGGTAGAAAAAGAGGAAGATTAATAAAACTTTTAGTTAATAAAAAGAATTTAGAAGAAGAAATAAATTCAATTAATGATAAAGATTTAACTGTAGATCAAAGATTACAATTAGCTGAAACTTCAGCAGAAATACAACTTATTATTGCAGATACTAAAGCAAAAGAAGATTATGTTAAACAAGTTGGAAATGTTTTAGATATAATTAATGAAAGCGAAAATAGTAATGTAAAAGTTATACGTTCAAGAAACGCTAGTGGAATTGAAAAACAAAGACAAAAACTTAACAAAGAAGGTTGGAAAATAGCCGCGTCAAAAGGTTTAAGTACTAATTATGGTACAATATTTCAGAAAGGTGATCAACAAGTAATTCTTTTAAACGATCAAGAAATATTAAAAGACGGTGCGATAAATACAGCTGCTCATGAATTTTTACACGCAGTGCTTTGGAACACGGTTAAGAATAGTAAAGGAACAGCCTTGTCATTAGGTAATAATTTATTAGAATATTTAAATGAAATTGATACTAGTTTGCTTAAAGATTCTGAATTAACAACTAGAATACAAGCTTATAAAGATGATCCTCAAGTAACAAATGAACAACAAGCAGAAGAAGTACTAACTTTGTTTTCTGAAGCTTTATTAGATGGAGCAATTGCTGAGTCTGCTTTTGATGGTAATTTTGGTCAAAGATTAGGAGATTTATTTACAAGAATATTACAAACATTAGGTTTTTCTAGTGATATTAGATTTGATACTGGTAGAGATGTATATAAATTTATAAAAGGATATAATACGAGTATTAAAAAAGGTAAGTTTACTGAAGCGCAAAAGAAAGTATTTGAAAAAGGAGCAGAAGGTAAATTAATTAAAAGAAAATATACTACTCAAGAAATACGTGAACGTGATGTTGCAGTAGAAAAATCTAGTAAAAAATTAACTGAACTAACTAAAGAATATAAAGAAGGTAATTTTGACAATGTAGAAGATTTATCTACTCAATATCAAAAAACTGGTAAAGATGCATTAAAAAGATGGGCCGCGCAAAGAGGTGTTTCTATTAATCTAGGTAATCCACGAGTTAATGAAGAAGTTACAAGTCTTTTAAATAGAGAGTTTGATAGTTTTACAAGAAACTTTGATCCTAATAAAGCACAAGCCTCTACGTACATGGAAAATATTGCAAAACGTGTTGGTCCTAAAATAGTAGAAGAAGCAACTAGAAAAGGTAAACAAGTTAGCCAAGATGTATTAACCGAAAAAGGTGTCTCACCAGAAGTATCAGTTCAACCAGACATCGATCAAAAGCAAGAGCCCACAGGACAAAGAGCGAAAGTATTTCCTAATTCTATAAAAGTAATAGCAGATAACATAACAGGTGAAACAAGAGCTGAACAAATAGCTATGCTTAAAAAAGATATACAAGAAGGTGTATTAAGAGTTGGTACTAATCCTAAAGCTGTTGCTAAATACATTGTAGAAAAAACTCAAACTAAAGAATATAGAAAATTACTTAAAGATAAATTAGGTGCATTTGGTAGTCAACAATATATTGACAATGTAAATAAGTTATTTAACAATACTAACTTTATTAAATCTATACCTGTTGCTAATATTAAAAGAAGATTTGGTAAACTATTTGGTATAAAACAAATAGGTACTACTCCTACTATTAAAATTACAGATGGTAAGCGTACTGATTTTAAGAAACAAGTTTTTAAAATACCCGCAATATCACAAGCAAAATTAAATAAAGTAAAAGAATATTTTCTAGGAGGTGAAAAACGTCATCAGTCATTAATGAGTTTAATTGGTGAGGGTGTTGCTGTAGAAGCAATGCAAGAGTTGAGAGCTGATACTCAATTTATGAATGAACTACAAAACAGATTAGATTTTAAAAAATCTAATTTAAGTGCTCAAGACTTTATGCAAGAAGTAGAATTTAATCTTGATAAAAGAAACTTAGAAGATACATCTTTAGATGTAGTTAAGGCGAGTAAAAAAAGATCTCAAAGAAGTTATTCCGAACTTGGTTTACAAAAAATAGCTAGATCTACAATGCGACAAGTTGGAGGGCAAGGTTCTGTTTTTAATTATAAAAATATAAAAGATTCTCAAAAGAGCACTAGAAGAACTGGCTCTATTATAATGATACATGGCTTTGGCAAAGACACTCAAGGTAGTTATAACTATGGAAAGGATGGAAGTATTTATAAAAATGAAAAAGAGTTTGAAAAAGATGTATTTAATACACCTTTAACTGAAGCTGAAATAATCTTATTAGAAAAATTTGATATACCATTAGTTACAAGAAGAGGTAAAACATATTATGACAAATCAAAAGCTAAAAATTCTTTTGAACTTGGTATTGATGAGCAGATCATGATTAATGGTAAACCAAAATCTGTATTACAATTAGCACGAACAGAACAAAAAGATTATAGAAAACTTACTGGACCTGAAGCTAGAAAAAGATTAAACAATAAAGAATTTGATGAATTACAAAAGGCGAAGTTAAGAGTATTTAAAAAATTAGCTAAAAGAATAGAATCAGATTTAAAAATAGATCCAGCATTAAAAAATTATTGGGCAGCTTGGTTAAATCAATCTAATGATAATATATTACATCCAGTTAGATCTTTAGCTCCAGTAGAGTTTTTTGAAACACGTAAAGGAAAAAAAGTAGCTGAACATACTTTTCCGGCTAGTCAAGCCGCTACAATAGTTATGAACATGGCTATAGAAGGTAAAGTTAATGAAAACTTTGAATTTATTGACAAAGATTATTTTCAAGGTTCTATTTTAAAAACAGATGATGTAAAGTTGATAGGTGAAGGATATAATTATATATCTAATATGCCAACTATTTTCTTTGATATAAAAAATCCTAGTACTTGGATGCGTTATGTAGATATTAAAGTTAATAAAAATAATAAAGGACCAATTAATATTAATAATATTATTGTTAAGAAAAATGGTAAAGTTGTGACTTTAGCTGAATCATTTGGTTTAAAATTAGATAATAAAAATCAAACAATTGATAATATATTTGATCAAAATAATTTATTATTTAAAATATTTACTCAAGAATTAACTATAAAACAAGCTAAAGATAGATTAAAAGCCGCGATAAAAACTAACAACAAATCATCTAAACAAATAATAAATAATAAAGAAAATTTACTTCCTTTAATTAATAAAAATGGTACTACCGATGCTTCTATAAAGGCGATGAGAGATGCAGATACTACTATGAATCTTGGAAATAAATTTAGTAAAAAAAGAAAAGGAATAAGTGTATTTGATTTTGATGATACATTGGCGTATAGTAATAGTAAAGTTATTGTTAATATGCCAGATGGTACAACTAAAAAAATAACTCCAGCTCAATTTGCAGCGCAAGCAGAGCAATTACAGCAAGACGGAGCAGAATTTGATTTTAAAGAATTTAATAAAGTAATAAAAGGAAGAAAAGGTCCATTAGCTGATTTAGCTTTAAAGCGTCAAGAAAAGTTTGGTAGTGGTGATATATTTGTTTTAACAGCAAGACCTCAAGTATCAGCAGAGTCAATTAAAATATTTTTAGATGGTATAGGTCTTAATATTCCTATAGAAAACATAACAGGATTAGAAGACGGAAGTTCTAACGCTAAAGCCTTATGGGTACTAGATAAAACTGCTAAAGGTTATAATGATTTTTATTTTGCTGATGATTCACTACCAAATGTACAAGCAGTTAAAAATATATTAGATCAAGTAGATGTTAAATCTAAAGTACAACAAGCTAAAGCTAGTAAAAAAAGAGATTTAAATAAAGAGTTTAATGTTATTATTGAGCAGCAAAGCGGAAAAGAATGGTTTAAAACTTATTCTAATGCTAGAGCTAAAGTTCAAGGTAAAGCAAGAAATAGATTTGAATTTTTTATTCCTCCATCAGCAGAAGATTTTGTAGGATTAATGTATAAGGTTTTACCTAAAGGAAAAAATGGTGATAGAGCTTTAGTTTGGATTAAAGAAAATTTATTAGATCCATATAACAAAGCTGAACAACAAGTTATTGCAGCTAAAATATCTGTAGCTAATGACTTTAATGAGTTAAGAAATAGTATAGATAATATTCCTAAAAACTTACAAAAACAATCGGGATACAGTAATTTTACATGGTCTCAAGCTTTACGTGTGGCTATATGGGATATGCAAGGAATGGATATACCAGGGTTATCTGTAAGAGATAAAAACGCTTTAGTAAAACTTATTAATGATAATGCTGATATGAAAGTTTTTGCTGAAAAAATAACTTTCATACAAAAAAATAAAGAATATCCTGCGCCTGGAGCTAATTGGGTGGGTGGAAGTATTACTAGTGATATAATAAATAGTATACAAAAAACTTTTAGAAAACAAGCTTTACAAGAATGGCAACAAAATATTGACATTGTGTTTTCTGAAGCTAATATGAATAAATTAGAAGCATTATATGGTTCTAATTATGTAGTTGCTTTAAAGAATATTCTTAATAGAATGAAGCGTGGTAATAATAGACCCGTAAGTTCTAGCAAACAAGTTGAAAATGTTATTGATTGGCTTAATAATTCTGTAGGTACTATAATGTTCTTAAATAGAAAATCAGCTTTATTACAGCTTATATCTTCTATTAATTTTATTAATTGGTCTGATAACAATATTGTAGCAGCAGGTAGAGCGTTTGCTAATCAACCTCAATACTGGAAAGATGTTATGTACTTAATGAACTCTGATTATTTAGTTCAAAGACGTAATGGTATGAGGATTAATGTAGCTGAGTCTGAAATAGCTGATGCCTCAAAAAAAGGTGGAGTAAAAGGAGTAATAGCTTACTTATTAAATAAAGGATTTATATTTACAAGAATAGCAGATAGTTTAGCAATTGCAACTGGTGGTGCAACTTTTTATAGAAATAGAGTAAATTCACTGCAAAAACAGGTGAATATAGATACAGGCAAGCTTTACACTAAAGGAGAAGCTGAAGCAAAAGCGTTTGATGATTTTTATCAAATATCTGAAGAAAGTCAACAATCAAGTAGAGCAGATAGAATATCTATGCAACAAGCTAGTGGTCTAGGTAGACTAGTATTAAACTTTGCTAATACTCCAATGCAGTACGCTAGGATTATAAAGAAATCAACTAAAGATTTATTAGCTGGTAGAGGTGATTGGAAAACTAATTTAAGTAAAATACTTTATTATGGAGCTGTACAAAACTTAATATTTAGTGGATTACAAGCAGCTTTATTTACTATATTATTTGATGAAGAAGAAGAGAAAAAAGATAGAACAGTATCAGACAAAGCAGAAAACATAGGGTTCAGCATGTTGAGTTCTTTATTAAGAGGATTAGGTTATGGTGGTGCTTTAGTAGATACTGTTGTGGCTGTAAGTAGAGAATTAGCAGAACAACAAGGTAAAAAATCTCCTGATTATGAAGAAGCAGTTTGGAGTATATTTGATTTTTCACCTGCTATAGATTCTAAAGTAAGAAAACTTAGATCTGCTGCTAATACTTTTAAATTTAATAGAAAAGAAATTGCAAGAAGAGGATTTAATTTAGAAAATCCAGCTTATTTAGCTTTAGGTCAAGTTGTATCATCTACTCTTAATGTACCATTAGACAGAGCTTTACGTATGGCAATGACTTTAAAACAAGCTTCAGATCAAGATATAGCTTTATGGCAAAGAATAGCTTTAATAGCTGGATACAGTAGTTGGTCTGTTAATTTACCATATTGGGGAACTACTACTACTATTGAAAGAGAAGCTCAAGAAGATGAAGAAATAAAAGTTAAATACAAAAAAGACACTGATAAATTAAAAGATAAAGGTTTTAAAAGAATACCTATGACAAGAGGTAAACCCGCTGGTGAATTAGGTAAAGATTTTATTACTGTAACAAGACCTAGTGGTAGTGTTGAATATTGGTTAATGCATAAAAAATAAAACTATGAAAAAATTTATAGATAAGCTGCAGCAAGCTTGGAATAAATTGCTGTATAAATTAATGTTTAAAAAATACAAATAAAATGAAAAATCTAATTTTAATCTTATTATTAACCTTTTCCTTAACAATCACAGCTAAAGAAAAATGCAACACAACTATAGTTGAAAAATTTGGTGATTATAAAGTAAAAGTAATTAAAAAAAATACTTGTGGTAAAACAACAGTTATAAAAATTCAAACTTATTTGAAAAAAGACTGGCAAAGACTACAGAAAAAAAGAAAACAAAGAATAAAAAAAAGAAGAAATAAATAATGAAAAAATTATTAGCTATTATCTTATTATTGACTTTACCTTTATCTGCTCAAGAAAAAGAAAAAGGTAAATTCTTTAAATCTATTTATGAAGACTTGTTTAAATATAGCACGCTGTATGTAGCGGGTGATGTTAAAAACGCTAAAGAAAATGCTCCGGTATATTTTGTAAGAACAAATCCTAATGGAAGTTTATACGACGTACCTGTTGTTGTTGATGGAACTACTGAGTTTGAATACGATTATCGTTATGGTTTTGGTATAAGAAAAATTGCAAGGTTTGATTATGAATTAAAAGGCAAACAATACTATGATGGGACTGAATCTAACGTAGCTATGACAGCCCCTAACTCATCTATTAAAGGCTTAGAATACGTAATACATATTGAAAAAGAAAGATCCAGAAATGAAGTATTTGAAAATCACAGATATTTTATAAAACATAGTGGTAAATACCACATTGTTAAGGTTGAAAGTAGAAAACAAGGTAAAGTTAATTTTAATTATAAATCTGCTGAAGTTAGAGCTAAGTTACCAATTGGTAAAAAATTTAGTATATCAGCTGGAGCTATATATCGTACACATGAAAGACCTTATGGATATAATCCTGTAGAAATATGGTTAAATGAAACAAATGAAGACGGATTTGCTGTTAATCCTTGGTATACACTAGGTTTTTATTATGGTTATGATGATATATATTATACGCAACAAGATCAATTTGGTAATGAAATATCTGATTGGTATTGGATAAATGAAGAAGGTGAAACTGTAGCTTATACTGATTTGCAGTTTAGACAAACAGTTTTTACTAATCTTATGAATCGTTTTAATAATGAAATATGGGAAGACATAGATGCTTTTGGTGTTATATCTCCTTTAGTCGGTTTTGACTATTATCATTATAAAAATAATTTTTGGCTACACGCTTATGGATCTTATTTATTACCTTACCATGATTATGTAAAAGGTGACGAAGCTTTTAGCTATCATAATAGAAATAACTGGGGACTCGGAGGATTAATAGAAGATGCTGAAAAAGAACAATGGGAAGATTATCAAACTGGTTTACAGTTTGGTTGGAAACTTAGTAAAAGCATTGGAGTATTTTTTGAAGGTGAATACACAAAGTTCTGGGATACTCAAATATACAATAGTTCAGTTGGTCTGAATATAACTCTTAAATAATGAAAATATGGAAAATTGCCCTTTATGTGGTGGCGTTTGCGGTCTTTGCTAGTTGCGGATCGTTTAAACCAGCTCCATCAAACACGATAAAAGTCTTAGCTGTAACAGCTGAAGGCGACACTATTCAACTTGATGTTAATTCATTAAGACCTAGAGTGTATCAAAATATATACCATACATATCCTTATTATCATAATTACTGGAGACCATCTCCTTATTATGTATGGGGTTGGAATAATTATTATTATACTAGACCCCAAGGTGCTAGACCAAATATTCCTAATGTGACTCTACCAACTAAACCTACAGGCACGTATAATAAACCAGCTAATGTAGGTACAGGTCCATCATTATCACCAAGTTTAAGCACACCGTCTACTAATAACATAAATAAATCAAATGGCAGCACCCCAAATAAGCGAAGAAACTAAAGTAACACTAGATCTTAAAACAATAGGAATGATAGTAGGTTTTGTGGTAATGATTGCGGGTATGTGGTATACATTGCAAGCAGATATTGCAGAAGCTAAAGAATTACCAGCTCCTGTTATTGATAGAGTTGAATATGATTTAAAAGACGAATTGATACGTCAGACAATTATGGATACTCAAGAAGATGTAGAAGAAATAAAAGAAACAATTGATAAGATAGATCAACGATTGTACGAGATACAAAAAGGAAGATAATATGAAATACTTAAATATATTCTTATTATTAATATCATTTAATATATCAGCTCAAGAGTGGATTGTTGATGATAATTTTGATAATAAAATAAATGAAAGACAAGCTTTTGGTGATGATAAAACAAAGCCTGTAATTGTAGAATTTTATGCTAAGTTTAACGATGCAAATAAATTTGAACAGTGGTCTGAATTAAAAGATGTTATATATTATAGAGCAGATATAGCTGCGTGCCCAGTTGCTAAAAAGAAATATAAGGTACGTATGGCGCCAACATTAATTATATTTAAAGATGGTATAAAAGAAACTATTTTTAAAGCAGGACTAGATTTAATGTTACCGGCAAATTTAAATGAAATACAAGAAGCAGTTGATGAGGTAAATACTGCTAGTCAATTTTAAGGTGAAAAAAAGAAAATTAAACAGTACAAATCCTAAATACTATCCAGTAAAGGAAGAAGAGGTAAAAGAAAGAAAAGATTTAATAGCTACAATACGTAAAGGTAGAAATAGAAATATTAATGTTTATGCAGTATTTAGCGAAATAGAATAATATGGAAAATATAAGTAAACATATTACTTATGCAGAAGCAATACATTCACAAACTGCTAAGCGTAAGTGTATAGATAATACTCCTAATCCTACGCAAGTAGAAAACATGAAAGTATTAGCAGAAAAAGTATTTGAACCATTAAGATCATGGGTTGGTGGACCAATAAAAGTTAATTCATTTTTTAGATCACCAGAACTTAACGAAGCTATCGGAGGGTCGAAAACATCTCAACATTGTAAAGGTCAAGCAATTGATGTAGACGATGTTTATGGGTATAAAACAAACGCGGAAATGTATGCGTGGATAAAAGAAAATTTAAACTTTGATCAAATGATATGGGAATTTGGTACAGACATGAATCCTAATTGGGTACATATATCATACGTGTCAGAAGAAGATAACAGAAACAGATGCCTAAAGGCTTATAAAGACGAATACAACAAAACAAAATATAAAACAATTTAAAAATGGGATACAAAAATCACGCGCAACGTAAAGCCGTTCACGCTCATAGAGCTGATGGTGGTAAAGGTCACCCTGACAAAAAGGGTTCACCAAATAAAAACATTAAACGTAAAACTTTATTGGGTGCTGAAGTAGAATTAAAAGATGGAGACAAAGCTATACGCTTTATGGATCCACGTAAATTAAAAGCAAACTACGAACAAATATTTAAACCAGCTGTAAAAAAGCATTTACAAAGACCTAAAAATTTAGTTAAAAATATTTATGAAGGTGGTAAAGAAATTATTACAGAAAGTGTTGATTTTTTAAAAGATCAAAAAAAATTAACTAAAAGCGGTTCACCGATGAATCACTGCGCTTCAGATATGATGCATTCAGGTGGTTGGCAAGAAATGAGAAAACATAATAGTCCAGGTACTATAGGTAATAAAGCTGGTATTAAACATAATGAAAAAATGAGACAAGAAATAGGTACATTTAAAATGCCTCATCAATCTTCTTTATCCCCTCTATCAAACACTGAACAAGATAGTATAGCAGCTTCAAAAGCTTGGAAAAAAGAAAAAGAATTATATCTTAAAAAACCAGATGGTGAAAAAGAATATAATATGGAAAAAGGAGAAAAGTATTATGATGTTGATAAAAATAAGTTAAGACTTATACCCACTGATGATGCTGATAAAAAAGATCTAACTGGAATTAAAAAATGGCAATTAGCTCCAGAGAGAAAATCATCTATGTCTCCATTAAACGTAGATCCTTTTGCAAAGAAAAAACCAGTAGAAAAAAAAGATGAGAAATTAAAAACATCTGTTTTATATGGAACTACAATGAAGGAAAGAAAATCACATTACGAAGCTGATAAACCTGGAAGCAATTACTTTATGCGTAAAAAAGAGAAAAAAGAAAAAAATAAAAGTACACTGTCTCCATTAAATAAAGAAGGTAAAAAAGATGCTTGTTATCATAAAGTAAAAAAAGCTGTAAAGGTTTGGCCAAGTGCTTATGCATCAGGTCAATTAGTACAATGTAGAAAAAGAGGAGCTTCAAATTGGGGCGTAGGTAAAAAGAAATAATTATGGCACACCCGTATAATAATAAATCACCATTTAACTGTTGGAAAGGTTACGAAAGAGTTCCTGGTACACAGAAAGGAGCAAAAGGCAGTTGTAGAAAATCATCACCTGCAAATGCTACTAAAGGTGGTGGAACTACAAAAGTTTGTTTACCTAAATCTAAAGTAAACAGTATGAGTGCTGAGCAAAAGAAAAAAGTTGTTAGCGCTAAAGAGTCTGCTGGTAGATCAGGTAAAAGAGAAAGATCACAAAGATCAGAAATAAAAGGTGCTCGTAAAAAAGGAGCTACATTAAAAGACTGGTTTGAAAAAGAAAACTGGGTTAATGTAAAGACTGGTGAAGAATGTGGTGCTCCTACAAAAATGACTACTCCTTTTCAAAAAGCTGAACCACGTAGAACTATTGGTAGAGGTAAAAATTTTAACAAAGTAGCTAAAGATAAATCTGCAACAGGTGCTAAAGCTGGAGGAGGTATGACTCAAAAAGGCGTAGATGAATATAAAAGAAAAAATCCTGGTAGTAAATTACAAACTGCTGTAACTGAAAAAAATCCTAAAGGTAAACGAGCAGCTAGAAGAAAATCATTTTGTGCTAGATCAAAAAGTTGGACTAGTGAAAGAGGTAAAGCTGCTAGACGTAGATGGAATTGTTAAGGATCAAAATATAACGGGCGTACCATACCCGAAGATCCTGTAATGAAGGGGAGTTCAATCGAGCTCCCCTTTTTTTTATCCATCACAAGCAGAGCATTCTTCCATAGCTTTTGCTGCTATATCTCCACGTAATACAGACTCTGTTCTCATATAATATAAAGTTTTAATTCCTTTTTTCCATGCATCTAAATGAACTTGATTAATCCATTTAGGAGTTGCTTCAGCTGGAAAAGCTAAATTTAAACTAACTGATTGATCTATATATTGTTGACGTATTCCTGCTTGTCTAACTAATTCTAATTGATTTATTTCTTTAAATGTTTTAAATACTTCTTTGGTGTCTTCGTCTAATTCTTTTATGTCCTGTACTGAACCACCATCTGCTAATATTTTATCCCAGGTTTCTTTATTATTTATCCCTATTTTTTCCAGAACTTTAACAAGCGTAGGATTTTTCCGTATAAACGTACCTTTAGCTGATTGTTCTGTAAATACATTAGCCGCCCAGGGTTCAATGCCGGGAGAAATATTTCCAGAAAGTTTGCTATTACTAACAGTGGGAGCAATAGCGCGTAAATGGGTATTGCGAAAGCCAGTACCGACACACCAAAGAGGCTCTCCATAAATATCTGCGAGAGCCATACTAGCTCTTTCAGATTCGATTTTGATTTGACTAAAAATTCTTCTAGTTTCATATTGTGATAATAAACCCTCAAATGGTAAACCTTTTTCTTGTAAATATGTGTGCCAACCGAGTACACCTAAACCTAATGCTCTGCCTTTTTCTGCAAAACGTACAGAGTTTTCAAAACCTTTTCTGTATTTAGCTCTTTGTATAAACTCTTCAAGCACACCATCTAAAAACCATATTGAGTCATAAATGATATTTGTATTTTTCCACTCATCGTATTTAGCTAGGTTTAAGCTAGATAGACAACAAACAAATGAGTGATTTTCATCTGTATGTAGCGTTATTTCACTACATATATTTGTCATATGTACTTTTAATGCATTGTCTTTGTAAGCTGCTGGGTTTTGCTTATTTGTATTTCCTTTAAATAAAATATAAGGTTCGCCAGTTGCTTTACGCTTTTGAAGTAATTTTCCCCACTTTTTTCTTGCATCTGCATCTCCCGCAACAAGTCTTCGCATAAACTTATCACCGATGACCGCGCATTGATGGAGGTTAAGAGATTGTCTATTGACGTCTCCTTTTGGTTCTCTAATCTCGAGCCATTCTTCAAAATCGTCATGTTCAATGTTGATATTAACTGATGCAGCTCCTCGTCTGACAGATCCTTGATTTGTTGCGAGTATAGTTGAATCATATATTTTACAAAACGGTACAACTCCGTCACTTGTTCCATTACCAGTAATTTTAGCTCCGGCGGGTCTAATTTGATTTACACCGATACCAACTCCACCGCCGTGTTTAGCGAGTAGCATCATCTCTAAATTTTTTTGACCTATATCTATGATAGAATCAGCAACATCAATGCCAAAGCAACTAATAGGTAAACCGCGATCAGTTCCGGTGTTTGATAATACAGGTGACGCCAGACATAACCAGCCTTTCCATATATATTCAAAAAAAGTTTCTGCCATCTCGGTCTTCTGTAATCTTTTCGCAACTGTTTTAGCAACTCTTTTGTACGCTTTTCTTGGTGTTTCTCCATTATATAAATATCCTCCTGCTATTGTTTTTTTATATACATCTGTATCGCCCCACTCAGGATAATCAACTCCTTTGATCCATTCATTATTCCACATTTGTTTCAAACTTTTTATCTTCTTTTGTTCTACGTTCTTCTACTTGTTTTAATTCTTCAACTACTTTTTCCCATTCATCTTTACCTATATGCATTTGAAATGCTGTTAATGTTCCTTGAGCCAAAGATGTTGTGCTTTGAAGTTCTTTAATTAATTGTCTTACAACGTTTGTAAGTGCTTCTATTTTTTTCTTTAATTTATTTTGTGCCATTTTATTTAATATAATGTATTATCCATGCTACTAAACCATTTATGTTTAGTGCTACTAAATTCCATTGTTTTCTATAAGATACTTGAATTAAAACACAACTAAAACCAGCTATAAATAATATTGGTTCTAATGTCCAGTGTGCAGCTAATATCATACCTGCACCCATATAACCTATGCGTACAGGCCATTTATTACTACCAAATATCTTCAAAGTCTTCGCCTTCATTAGCCTTGCTGTAATCAGTTGGGCGTATTGCAAAAAAGTCTGTATGGGTGTGACCACCAGTAAGATGGTAAAACCAATCAAGTACATCAGCGCTAGCTCTATCAAAGCTAAAAAAGCGTCTTTTGTCTCCATAACCCAACTCCATAAGTTTTTCATTTGTTCTTTTTCTAATAAATTGTTTTAAGTCGTTTGCTTTAAGATTTTCAATATCTCCCATCTCAAACATTTTATCTATATATTTTTCTTCAAGATCAACCATTATTTTAGCTGCTTTATATATATCTTCTTTACAATCTTCTTTTAATGTAGGTATTTCTTCACACATATGCCTGTATAATTGACAACCCATTTTACTATGTAGTGATTCGTCTCTTACAGACCATTTCATTTGTTGTCCTACTCCTTTGAGAAGATTTCGTAACTGAAAAGAATATAAAACAGCAAAAGCTGAATACAAACTAACGCCTTCTGCGAAGGCAGAAAATATTGCCAAGCTTCGACCAATGCCAATAGGATCATCACCGTCATAAGCAACCAGGTTATCAAACCTCTCCGATGTTGCCGGTTCGTGAAGAAACGCTTCAAAGTCTTCAAGTCCCAATGTTTCATTTAAATAACTATATGCAACAGCGTGTATTGTTTCTTGTGAGCCGAACATCATAGCCATCTGTTGCACTTCGTGTTTTGGAAACCATGATACGACTTTTTGTGTCCAGTAGTCAGATACAGCACATTCAGTTTGAGCAAAACCTAATAGTATATTACCAACTAAGTTTTTTTCAGCTAATGTTAGCTTTTCGTTCCAGTCTTTAACATCACCTGACATAGGTATTTCTGTATGTAACCAAAACGCTTGTGCTTGTTTTAACCAACCTTCGGTATAATATATAGGGTATTCAAACGGTTTGTAAGGTATTCTTTCTTTAAATAGACTCATTATTATAAGGGATTTCTAGTGCTATATCTACAAATGGGATATAAAACACATATGTTATACTGTTATCTTCTTCATAAGCTCTTGTACCAAATAATATACCTGGATAAAAACCTATTGACAAAGACCAGTTCCATTTTTCTTTATCCATAAACTTTAATATTATACTGATCTTGATAACCGACCAGTTCTTTATATTTAACTTTTCCTTTTTGTTGCCACGACCATTTGACCCATTTATCAATTTGTCGCTCAGCATATTTTTTCCTAGCTACTATTTTTGCAAGCTTAGGATTAACCTTACTGTTTCGTCGCATTCTTTTTGATTTTGGGGTTTATATAATCTTGGATATAATTTATTATCTGTTAAATGTTTTTTAAACAATTTCCAGCGTAATGGAAACGACTCGTTAGCTCTTCCTTTACATTCAATTATAAAGTCTTTACCAATAAAATCAGGAGTATATTTAATTGGTAATATTTTTTTACTACCACGTTGTTTAAATTCTCCTTTACCATTAGCTGTTCTTGCATAACAAGGATTTATAAAATTAAAGCCAGATACTATTTCAAATGTTTTGCCTTCGTATTTAGCTTTTATCTTAGCTTTTTTTAAAGCCATATACATATAACGCTCAAGACCTGAAGCAAATTTGATACCATCATATGTTACCTTCTTTGCTTGTACAGGTCCACGTTTTCTTTTATAGTTCTTCTTCTTCATATACATCTATATTTGAGATGTTATCATTGAATTTTTTTTGTCTGTTAATCATACATTCTTCAACCTCGTCTCTAAGACATTCTCTTGCTGCTTGTATATATAATAATGCATCCATTATTTCTTCTTGCACATCGATTAAGAAGTCATTTAAGTCTTTGTCTTTACCTTCAACTTCTTCCATCATCATTGCTCCGTACTTAGCTTGACCAACCAGACTACGTTGATCTATCTTTTCGATAACTTTATGTACGATTTTATCTTCAGTCTTTACTACGTATTTATTCATCTTTTACAAATGTTCCGTTAATCATTTTACCTGTACGTTTACTAATTACTTTATAAGCTTCTGATATACAAGTTTCTATGTGTACTCCTTGTAAATGAGCTAAGTTTGTTAAAACTACAACCATATCGCCTATTGCATCAATAACTTCAGGTTTATTATTATTTAATAATGCTTTGGCTAGTTCACCTGCTTCTTCTTGAAGCTTAACATATTGAGTGTGTGAATTACCTTTATCATATAATCCTCTACTTTGCGCCCATTCTCTAATGAGCTCAAACATTTTAAGAGGTTTTTTACTACATTTGACTACTGGTATTTCCAATGAATCATCACTCCATAATTCTGGAGTTTTAAGCCATTCAGCAAAAGCTTTATTATAAATAAAACTTCTACTATCATTGTAAAATGAAGTTTTTACATTTTTTTCTATCCATCTAATTGAGTCTATATTTAAAACAAACAAGCCATGCTCTGTTTTCCATTGCATACCTATGTTTTCCATTAAATGACCTTTTAATTTTTTAACTGGAAAAGGAAACGTAGTAGTTTGTTCTGTTACGTTTATATTCATTTTATTTAATTTAATTAATTCGTTATATTTTTTACGATCAACTTTATAGCCATAAGACTTTTGAAGTTCTATCTCTTTCTCTGATATATAATCTATATCATCAGACTGATCAAGAACTTCATATTCGTCTGGGTTATAACCCTGTGTTAACGTAACTCTGTTATTAAGATTACATGTAACACCGATCTTTTTACCCGGAATGTGGTATAAATAATACATAATTATATCTTATCATTATATAAGTGTAAGTTGTGTGCATAATGATAATATTCACCAACTTTAATATCTAATCTGTCTGCAACTAATTTTTGTATCATACTAAAACAGTATTGATCATTACAGAAACCATACCAAAGGTCATTAGAACGCATTAGAACAGCCATATTTAATCTGTTATCTACAATTGTAAATTGTATTGCGTAAGTACATGGAGTATCTTTACTATAAGATTTATGTTCTTTACAATCATAAATACTAATTGCAGCATGTCTAGTATCTTTTTCATGTTTAAGTTTAGCCACAACATAATCTAACTGATCGTTACGATACATCTGCCAACCATAATTAGACATTACATTTCCTTTACTATCAGCCATACGTTCCCATATTGGAGGTATTTTACCATATAATTCTCCTAACTTTTTAATATTAGGATCACCAGATAAATACCATTGCCATTCAGCCTCAGCATAATCAGGTTTCCAACTACGTTCTTTATTAAGTATATAATTTTCTAATGGGTTTGATAATGTAAACCCTACATTAAACAAAGCTCTAGTGTCACCGAAGTTTACACCTTCACATATAATCTCATTGAGAAAATAATTATAAGCTCTGTCCGCGTTTCTAAACTTTGTTCGCGCCATATTTTTTATAATAATATTTATAGAACTCAAACATCTGAATCCATATTGATACTGGACCATAGACTAAAGGAGATCTATTTGTTTTGTTATTTATCTTAATATCAATGTACCAAGCTCCTTCGCCATTAGCAAATGGAGATATATATATTCCATTGTTTATACACCATCTGTATGCTTCTGTATCATCTACGGTCGGCATATAATATCCCATTACATCTTTCTTTCGTGGCATCTATTCCCAAGGCATTGGTTCTTCTTTAATTTTATCTACTACATGTGGTATAAAACTACCTGAGTTTGGCTCCCATTTAAAATGACACTCAGCCCCGTTTTCACCAAGGTTTTGAAACTTAACTTTAAGTACTTTAGCTTTTACAGTCTTAGCATCATAGTCTCTATGGACTAATATACCATGATAACTAGCATCATACCATTCACCACCACCTTTTATATTATACATATTAGGTTCTTCAATTTGACCATCTTTATCTTTATACATCTTAGTTGGATGCGCTACAATAAATACAAGCACATCAAACTTTTTAGCAAAGTTTTCTATTTTAGTTAGATATTCCATAGTATATGTGTTAACATCTAACGAGCTAGCATTTTTATCTCTAACTTTATTAAAAGGATCAATAACTAAGCATTTAATACCTTTACGTTTAACAAGCTCTGCTCCTTTACGTAATACAGATTCAAGACTATACTTATCCATGTCAATAAAAAAGAAATTATCATTAACATGTTGTGCTACATCTTTCCATTTATCTGTATCAATATCATCTACATTAGGCATGTTACCCCATACTTTACGCATGAGCTTATGAGCGTGTAAATAATTAGGAGTATTTTCTGGTGATGCAAACCCTGTTTTCCAACCATAGTTTTGATTATAACCAACACACATTTGATCTACAAAATCTGATTTACCTGAACTAGGTATACCTGTTACCGTTATAAATTGACCTGTGTATGTTGAAAATATTTGGTCAAAGTTAGACAAACCAACTTGATAACCTGGTTTAAAACCATTTTTAACAAAGTCTTTAACATCTCCTTCAATATCTTTAAATGTTGTAACATTTTCTAATGGATAAGCCTTTGCTTTATCAATTGTTTGTTTAAGTTTATCTTTACCGTATTTTATTAAATACTCGTTAGCGTCTTTACAGTCTTCAAAATCTACTAGAAAACATGCTTCAGCGCCTAATCTACGTACAAACTCTGTGCGTAATGCTAAACCTGGAGCATCAGTGTCTAATGCTAATATTATTTGTTTTTTATCTTCGAAATAATCTATACAATTATCTAGATAATCTAAGTTGTTATGTGTAATGGTTGCACCATTAGGTACAGATACACAGTTTTTAACACCTGCTTCATGTAAAGCAAGTACATCCATTTCTCCTTCGGTTATAACACAACTATCATAACCCACGATACTGTTGATATTGTAAAATACCTTTTCAGCACCTTTATATAATTTAAAGTTTTTTCTACCATCTCTATATTTTACATTAATAAGTTGATTACCTACATAATAATTAAACTTGATAGTGTTCTCGGTCTTACCGGTTTGCGGCATATACTCAGGACCCTCACTGATTTCTAAATCAATGAGAGTCTCTGTAGATATACCTCTTGTTTCAAACCACTCAGCTACTTTAGTACGAGGAATATTAAATTCCTCTTGTGGTGGATCAACTGGTCTTATATACTCTTTATCAGTTGCTCCTTTACGTTGATACGTATGTAATTGAAAAGTGGTGTCACAGTTGTGGCAAGTTCCAAGACCACGTTCCCAATCGTATGAAGCACATTTCTTCTTACGATTTTCAGGTTTTCTATCATGAGAACAAATAGGACATACGCCCTGTTTCTTCTGCTCTAGACTATATTGATTGAACTGGTCAATAACAAATCCATTGATCTCGTATTGTTCTACTTGCATTTAATTTAATTAAAATGGTAAATCATCTTTTACTTCAACTGCTGCTGCTTTTAAAGCTGGTGCTGGTGCACCTGGCTTTACAGCTTCTGGGAAAGTACCGTTGCTCCAAACAACTCTAACATTGCCAAGATATTTTTTAGCAACCTTAGCATCTCTTTCCTCCTTTGACTGATCAACTATGATTGGCCCGAAGTTACCAAACTGGTCTACTTCATCGTTAATCGTAATTGATATTGGTAAATATTTACCTTTCTTACCTTCAATAATTTTATCTTTAGGTATTTCAGAAAGATTAATACTACCTTTTACTATTCCTGCCATATTATGCGTATTGATTAATTTGGTTAAACATTCTACTTAGTTGCTCTTTTGTAGCATTAGTAGTTCTTCTTAAATTGTCTACAGCTTTAACATGTGTTTGATTTTTGTAAAAATTATTTACAGAAGTTTCTAATCCTGTTACACTGCATACTTTCATTTGGTTTTTTCTAGTTCTAGGCATATTATAAGGTTTTATTAATAAAATATTGCTTTGGGTCAAAATCTTTATTCTTATAAAATAATCTATAAGATTCCACTGCTCGTTGGACTTTGTCTTGACCTTTAGCATAAAATTCTGGTGAGCAGTCAAATATACCGAGTTGATGGGTGTTTTTATCTATTACAATAAAAACCATTTCATAACCAAACAACTCGCTGTAAATATAAGCTTGAGAGTCGTAATTGTACTTGGAAGCAGACCATTTAAATTTTTGAATATCAGCTGTCGTCTTTAAATCAATGACTAGCTTTTCATTATGATTTATAATATCTGCTTTACCTTTCCACATTTCACCCTCAATTTCTTTTATACCTGGGGTTTCATATTCTGTATTACTATCACGTATCATTGCTTGACATACTTTATTATCTAACATAATATCAGATAATTTTTCTATCGCATCAACTTCGTGTTGCAATAAACATAATTCACCACCAGACATCTCTTTGTAAACTTTAGTATTCCTAGTTGACGAAGGTACTACTCGGTATTTCTTCAACTTATCTGGTTCAAGTATAGCGGTATGAAAATATCCGCCAACTAAGAATGCAGGCCTAGGCTCGCTAGGCTTTCCTAAAGCTAAAGGATTTGTAAGTAAAGCTTTAATGTCTGAATTACTAAGATACTTCTTGCCGAAGTCTCCATAATAATGTTCATCATTTCGTAACTTTTCAATTACATTGTCTTTATTCATTAGAGAGTTTTAAGCTCAGCTTCTTGAGCTGATGTTAATTGATACTTATTTTTGATAGCATCTATTTTACCACCTGATTGTATATAGCTTTTAGCTTTATTAATATCAGTTAGTTTACTCTTGGTTTTACCATGAGTATTAGTTGCATCACTATCTTGAGTATCATCAATTAGGAATAAATTTCCTAACGCGTATTTCTTCCCATAACTCGATGCAGCACCAAATCGTTGAGGCATTTGCATACCTTTCTGATCTAAATCAACTCCTACTACAGCTGTAGCATTAATTGTTTCTTTACCGTCAGTAATAGTTGCTGTAGTTTTAATAACAGAAGAATCTACTAATTCTTCATTAATTACAACTGTAACATCTAACTCCTTAATAAAGGGTTTAATTGCTTCGAGAATGTCTTCGGCTGACCGGAAGTAATACTTACCGAATGAATTAAATCTACTTTTTTTCGATTTAAATTTTGTTTGAATTTTTGATAATTTTTCGTTAATGGTCATAGTATTATAATTACATGTTTTATTATTAATTTACATATATAACTTACAGATAATCAAGCACTTGCGAGTGATCTACATTATCAATAAGTTTGTTTACAGCTTGCTTTTTTAGCTCTGAAATTCTTACATAACTAGCTGATCCTTCAAGCCCTAATTTAGCTGCTATTTCCTTAGCTGAATGCTTATTGCAATCAAGTCCATAACTTAACCTTAATACTTCATACTCAGCAAAATCTAAATATTTTTGCATTAAACTTTTTAAATATAAATTTAACAAGTGTATATTGTATGGTTCTGATTTATCAGGTATTTGATTAAATATATCTTCATCATTTACTTTAGCATCAATAGATAAAAATATACTGTTAAAAAACATTTGTACAGCTTTTTTATCTTTTGTTTTACGCATATGATTTAATTGGTGTTCTGGTATTCTTATATTACCTCGAGCCGCATCAATACGTCTACGTATACCACCTTTTATACGTTTACTAAAAAATGATTTTAATGTTTTTTCTATATCTTCTGATTGTTCAACTGTTTCCCAGTCTAATTTATCTACAGCTCTTGTTAAACTATAATTACCTTCTTGTATAAAATCATTAATACTTAATATACCAGAAGCTTGATCACTAGTTGAAAATTTTCTTGCCATTGTTTCTACAAGTGGCATAAACTTAACTATCATCTCGTTTCTAGTATAATCTTTATAAGGTTTATCTGGTGGTAAAGAAGTTTTTAAATCTTCTTTATACCGAATGTAGTTTGCTACATTATATTTTTTCATTTCTTTTTTTTCTACCTTTTTTTAATTGTTTTATTTTGTCTCTGATACCAAAGACATTTGTACTAACTAAATGTTCGTATAATTTTTTTCTCATTTTTTCCTTTTACTTTATATTTTTCTCCTTCGTAATAATTCCAATACGCTTTAATGCTATCACCTAATACTTTATATTCATCAGGCATAGCTTGTGGTGGTTCACAGAATTTACCATCAGGTATATATTGAGGTGGTGTACGTAAAAAAGTATCACACTTAGTCATGGTAAGATGTGTTTTACCACCATAACGTTTATAATATTCATTACCTAAACCCCACATATGTTTGTATAACCACATATAGTTTTCTTTACATTGTCTAGCCCATATTGTAGACGGATGATTTAAATGAGCCTGTTTATAAGGCACGTATTCTTTTTGCTTATCAGATCCATATACATGATGAGCGGTACAAAGCATTTGTGCTGATTCTAAGACCATCTTAACAACATGCTTGTTGTATTGTAATCTAGCAGCAATATATGGATTAGGATGTAAATAAAATATATTCATCTATACCTTTTATGTTCTAATCTATTATAATGTTTGTCTAATAAGAGGTTTGCCACCTCTTCGCTGATCATATTGTCGTTGTATAATTGCCATATTAATTTACTCATAATTTCTAATACATTTAAATAGCGGGTGTCTATATGAACCTGCTTGTGTTCTTTGAAAATAGGTAAAGGTAGCACGTTGACCGATATAGTCATCAATGTTAAGTAACATATTTGCTAAATCCTTGTAGTTGTATCCTTTACCCGGTGGACAACCGAACTGTACACCTTCGTCATCTAGCATCAGAAACTTGCCAACCGTGCCTGTCCTTTTGCCTTTACCTAATTCATAACCTACAATAGTTGCTTCAGCATCACTGAAGTCTTTAAATTTCATTAGGTCGTAAGATCTACCGTGTTTGTATAGACCATCAAGTCTTATGATAGATCCTTCGTAGCCTTGATTTAGAAAATCTTTATGATAAATTCTTGATTCATCATAATTATTAACTTTATAAGCTTGTACATATTTAATACAATAGTTATATATATCTGATACACCTAGTTGATGCATACGAGTTTTGTAGCTGTCATATTTGACATCAATATAATCATAGCAATGAAACTGCACAAGGTGTTGAGCATCTAGTCTATCATCTGCGGTAGGCTTTTGCTTACGAACTAATGATATAATCTTTTCAAAATCACGTTTAAGTTTGTGATTGTATAATTCACCGTCAAGTACAACATCAGGATATTGTTTGAAAAACGGTATAAGTGCTAACTCAATATGAGCTAGATTTTTAAATTGTTTACCGGTACGAGAGTACGCACCATCTTTAGTAAACAGACAGCGGACGCCATCTAGTTTAGGTTGTATATACACAGGCTTTGACCAGTCAACTCGACTGTCATCAAACTTGTGTGCAAGCATTGGTTTCATCATAGGTTTTTTAATTTTTGTTCTATTGTTTTAATTTTCTTTTTTAATAATTCACACTGTTCATATTTTTCTTCAGCTAAGTATTTAGCCATCAATGTCATACATCTAGCTAATTCAGCTAGTAATTCTTCTTCATCATTTGGTTGCATATCCATTAATAAACCTTCATGTAGTTGGTCAAGTATAATTCTAGCTACACGTTGTGCTAATTGTTCAATTTGTTCATCAGTCATATTATCTAACTTTTTTCGTATTAAGTTTCGTTTGTAATTCTATTTTTAAACATGTAATAATATAATTATATTCATAATAAATATGTAATATTTATCTATGTTAGTCTTCCTGGGTTAGTATATCAACTAGTTTGCGAGCGTGATATAATCCATTATTTTTTTCATGTTGACTATATCTAGTTTCATTATTAGTAAAATCTGTATACCACATATCTGTCATATATTTAGATATAATCTTTTCAGGTTTTAATACAAATACACACTCGTTAGAATACATATTCCAACAACTTACATGTATCTTATCTTTATCACCACTCCATATAATATATCTATATTCGTGATCTACTTGTTCTGCATCAGGATATAAGTAACAACTATCATAATACATATCATGTACTAGTTTGCTTGCTAATCTACTGCCATTTTGACACCCATTATTCTTAGCTAGTAACCAGTTAGCAATTTGTACACCTTGCCACTCAGGATAACCATCATGGTGCATATACATATTTACATAGCTTTTGTCACGTACAAGATCAGGGTGAATAGCAAAACCTTCTGGATATTTGCTACTGTGTTTACGGTCTACGACCATTATTAAGTTTCTTGTTGCCATAATTTAATTTTAAGTTAGTGGACGTGGCAGGACTCGAACCTGCGTTACCACGACTCGGTTGGATTCGACACCATGGGATTCCCTGGTTGTCTACTGTTACCACGTCTCGGTCAATACCTTATCACGCCCGTTAGTTTAATCTAATAATTTCATATAAGCTTTAGGGTTTACAGTTCTAAACCAGTGTAAAGCTTTATGATGTAACTCAATCATTTCATCGTCCCAACCTCTATGATCACCTACGTAATTAATTCCCATAATTAAGTCATACATAGATAATTCTCCAGCGTTTAATAAATAGTCTTCACCGCTAAATGGGTTAGTAACTACACCGCCTTCTTCGTATACCTCACCTTTAAACCAGTTAGGTAATGTGTGATTTGTTTCTTTCATATTAATCTTCTTTTTCTATATAATAATCTTCTGAGTCTAATAACTCTTCTTTCTTTTCATCAAATAATTCTTCATATACATCTTGCCACCATTCTTCTACCGCAGCATTAAAGTCCCACTCCATATTATCCCATATATGATTTTCTACCCATACATTAGTACCATTGACTAATTCATCTAGTGCTTTTTCAGACCAATCAGAATAATCTTCATAATAATAACCATCTTGTGATACATAAGGTTTATCTTCAAGAGTACACCAAAATATATCATAACCATCATAAGTCATTTCACTGTATATTTTTAAAGTCCATTTGTCATCTATAAAGCTACTTGTGGTATCTAGTTGACCACCATAGTTTTCATAGATATATTCTAGCAACCAAGGACCATCTGGTTCTTGCATAATGCCATCTTCGTTTAGTTTTTCGATGATTATCTCATCTGTTAGTAATTCTGCCATATTTATTTATTTAAGTAATTTTTCTTTGCGTATTTATGTAAGAAGTTTAATCTAGCTAGACCTGAAAAGATCTTAGCTCTATCCCACATATCAAATTCTCTTGTAACTAGTTCCATACCATCTAGCATAGTCCATCTCACTTTTCTTTTGTATTTGTGATTTAGTTGCCATATTCTATCACTACTATCACATCTACGTACATAACCTGATTTATAGGTTGCTAGTATTTGTCCTGTTGGTAGTTTAAATTGACGTGTACCGTTTTTCCATTGTCTTTTCGTGGTAACTTCTATGATACCGTCTTCGTGAAGCATAGCTTGTACGTATGCATTTTCTAGTCTTAATTGTTCTTGTCTCCATTTAGTCATTTGATTCTTCTTTTAAAAATTTGTTACCGTACATAATATCTATACCACTTACATTATAACTATAATTATCAGTATATACAAGTAAGTCCCCAATAGTATTTATGTCTAAATTATGCCAACCTCTCGCTGCCATTAGTTTATATTTAAGTATTTTAGCTGTACTATATTTACGAGTATTTTTTCTAATCTCGTCTTGATAAGATTTTTTTAGTTGATTCCAAACTGTTTTCATAATTGTTTTATTTTATTATCTTACTATATTCGTATTATGTTTCGTGACATTTTGTCATATTAGATGCGGGAACAGGATTCGAACCTGTGACCTCGAGCTTATGAGGCTCGCGAGCTGACCAACTGCTCCACCCCGCTATTTCAAGGGTTGCACCATGCATAGTGCCCAAGCTTCCTGGGGTTTGCCGTCTCACATAATACACTTCCGTACGCTCGCTTATACCCGTCGGTAGTCGGCACCACATAATGTTTTTGACGTTTAGCTTACCGTCCTTCTTGTTTTAACCCATAATATTTTACCCGGCTGTCACTACGACTGGCTTTGTACAACTGATACCTCAAGGAAGCCAAGGCGTCGATTTACTGTTAAGCCGGGTTATGTAATCTATTGATACCTAATCGGTTAGCTATTCAGTTACGTAATTATCCTCTTGCCAATTTAATGGTAGTGCTCAAATCCTAATTAACCTACTCGTCTAACTATCTATCAATGATTACAAGTGCCATTCTTTTAATAATTTAATGGCTGGTGCTTTTATATCTCTGAACATAGTGTCATCAAGCATATCAGTATAGTTAATTATTCTGTCTAATGCTCTTTCTATTTCAGTACAAAGATATGCTGATTCTTTATCAACTATCTCTTCTTTAATCATCTCGTATGCTTTCTTGCTATCCATATTATCTTTTTATTATTTTATCATTAGTTGTTACCATCCATTCTATATTAGCTGGATTGTGACCTGCGCCATATAAAAATGCTTCACATGATTCAGTATTAGGATTCCATTCATTTTCTTCAGTACACATAGAACTAATATTATATCTGAGTGTTTCACCGATTTCAAAATCTAATACCCATATGTATAATTCTTTATTCCTTTCCATATATTATTCTTTCTAAGTCGTCTCGTTTATAATTTCTTTTAGTTGGGTAATTTAAATACCTTGTTTCTATATCTCTAGCTTTTAATATATCCTCGTTCCATGTTCGCTGATCTATTTTGTAGAACGTATAGAACACGCCACAAAAGAAACAGATTCCACATATTATTGTAAGATATAATAATCTTTCTAATTTATTTACTTGCGTCTCCATGCTTTATGTACTGATGCGGAAACCTCTTGTGATACTATTTGTATAGTATTACCAGTTTTATGGGTGATAATAGGTACGTATGAGTAAGTTTGAGTAGTACTACAACTAACACAATTTTTATAACCTAATTCTAAACGCACTGGGTGCACAGTGTTTCCACATCTACAATACATATTTTATTTGTTTATTATATTATCTGACTTGATTCGTATTATGTTTCGATTACTCACCAAGTTTTATACTATAATCAGTGTCATATAAGAAGTCTTCAATAGATCTAGTGTCATACCAATCCGACTCAAACCATCTATTTTCCCATCTATCTAATATATTTTGCTCACCGTTTTGTGTTCCAAGTGCAAAACCTGTACTAACTAGTGCTACAGTGACAAGCACTCTTTTTAGATTTTTATTTAATTTCATCTCCATATTTTATTATATGCCGCTTTGTATTGTTTAGGAAAAGAAGATTTTTGCGGCAATTTGTATCTTCTATTACCCATACCTCTACACGCACCATAGATTTTAATAGTTTCTAGGTGTTGATGCTTGCGAGCTTTGCGCTTATTAGCAACATACTCACATAATTCTTTCATATTAGTTACGCTTGTAGCCATGTTAATCCTTTAAAGTTAAACCAAGTTGAGTGTCCCCATGAATCTTTGTTTTCATTATAAATAAAACCAAAAGAGTTAGGAAGTTCACCAATTGTATAACCTTTATAGTCAATACCATTTAAGCGGCAAGTTGTTTTTGAAGTAAATTTAATTGTATTCATTTATTTAAGTTTTAAATTATTAGTTATTATTTCCATTTGTTGCTCGTCTGTACAAGTGGAAAAACCAAATTCTCCATATTGCTCTTGTGCTATTTTATCTAGTATTTTATTCATATTATTGTTTATTATATTATCCATAGTAATTCGTATTAAATTTCGAATAGTAATTATGTTCTACCATTTTAATCTCTTCAGAGTTTAACTTAAATAATTCTACTCTCTTTTTCTTTCTCGCTTTTGCGAATCTATATAAATCTCTTCTCATATTAATCTCCTGTCCAATTATTGTGGTTATTATTATACATATAAGCTAAACCATCACTTCTTAGCTTATCTAATTCTTTATAGTAATCTGCATTGATTAACTTGTCATCTCGCCACAGCTCTACGTTTTCACGATGAGGTGATGAATATGTTTCATTTTTAATAGTACACCTAAACCAATCATGGTTAGGAAAACTAGGATTTGTGTATTTTATTATTCTCATAATTTATAGTATTAGTTATACTGTGAGTAGTCGAAACCCACCTCTGCTCCAAGAGTATATTTTGTAGAGACTAGTTTACTTTACTTCAACTAGTTCTCTCACTTTTACAGGTACATTTGTTGATGAAGTGTATGAGTTATACTTTATAAAACAAGGTAATTTGTCAAGTGTATTTTTCATTATTTCATAAACTTTATCATGATTATAAGTACAAGACTTACCATTTTTAAAGTCAACATTTATTGTAGTGTTTTTACCGATTAAAGATTTACGTATTACAAATCTTTTAGAATTAATTGTATTTGTCATAATTTAGAATTTAAGTTATTAGTATTAGTTGTTTATTATATTATCAATAGTTATTAGTATTAACATTCGAAAGTGTTAGTTTGTTTATAGTTTGAATATGTCAAGATGTCATTGCACTATATGTCATAATGTCATACATTAGAATATTAAGTGATATATTAATAGTATTAATGAGAATATAAACAATGAAGTTAATGAAGTTAGTAATGATTTAATTATTATATCTTTTAAGTTAAACATAGTTATAAGTATTTATTTGTTACATATATATTATCTAAGTATATTGGTATTAAGTTTCGAAATAAAAAGTTAAAAAGTATTTTAGTAATATATAAAAAAGTTGTATATATATGACAAAATGTCAGTAAAAATAGTACCACTATGTAAAATAAAATCAATTTTGTGACAAAATGGCAAAAAAAAAGTGGAGGGGGAACGCCCAGCTTCTCTATATGTAAACACTTTTCTTAAAAGCTAAGGGTACTGGTACATAGATATGTGAGGTACCGAACATATCTCTCCCCTTATGATATTATACTACGTATAATATCTAGATAGGAGTAAGGTATTATATAATAGATATATCTATTACACAGTATTTTGTAAATTTACTCTTTTTTGTGTAAGTATATACTTATAGACTAAAATAAAAAATATGGCACAAATAATTTCATACCCTACTGCCTCAGCGGCAAACACAGACTTTTTATTAGGAATACAAAAGACTACAAGTAGCGCTCAACCTAACCCTACTAAAAAATTTAGTGTAAATAGCGTTGTAGAAGCAGGAACAGGAATAACTACAACAACAGTAAGTGTAACTAATGCTGAATGGTTAGCTTTAAATGCATCTCCTAAAACTTTAATACCAGCGCCTGGTGCTAACAAAACAATAAAAGTAACAGAATTATCAGTGTTTTTTGATTATGGTACAACTAATTTTACATTTGCTGGAAATATAATAGTTGAAATAAATTCAGTTAATATGGGATTAATATCATCATTGGACAGTCCTTTAGCTGCAGATACTATATATAGCTTACCTACAGAAGGTGGCGCAAGTAATGGTGTAAAACTAGCTACAAACACAGCTTTAGTTTTAACAACAAGTGGTGGTGGTGGTGCTACTGGTGGTGATGGTAAAGTAAATGTTAAAATTTCTTATAGAGTACTAGATACAGCTAACTTCTAAAAATGGCTATAATATACTCATACCCTGCAATAGCATATAAAAATTTAACTGGTGAGGATTTATTTGTAATAACTGATGCTAATGTTGCAACAGATAATGCTACAAAATCTGTATCATTAGATAATGTATTAAAATATATAAAAGAATCTGCAGGACCAGGAGTTGGTACAATAAATAGAATACCTAAATTTAAAAATACTGGAACTACTACATTAGAAGATTCAATATTATTACAAAACACATTGGCAACAAGTGTAGCGGTTGATGGTGATTTAACCTTTGCTGACAATAAAAAAATATTATTAGGTGGTTCTTCAGATTTACAATTATATCACAATGCAACTGATAGTTTAATAGAAAATATTACAGGAGATATAGATATTATTAACAAAGCCACTGATAAAAATATAACAATTCAAGCTACTAGTGATCATACTGGAACAGATGTTACAGATCAATATTTAGCTTTATTACCAACTTTTATTTCAACCGCTACTAATCCAGGTGCTTTATTTATATATAAAGATGTGTTAATGGCTTCTGATGATTTAAAAATCAGAATGGGTGCTAGTCAAGATTTAGAAATATATCATGATGCAACAGATAGCCGTATAATCAATTCAACAGGAGATTTAGTAGTAGATACCGGTACGTTAAGAGTTAGAAATGCCGCGGGTGCAAAAACAGTAATAGTTGCTAATAGTACTTCAGTAGAATTATACCAAAATAATGTTAAAAAGCTTGAAACTACAAGTACAGGTATTACTGTAACAGGTACACAATCATCTTTTTCAGGACAAGTCACAATCCCAACAACTCCTGTAGCATCCACTGATGCAGCATCAAAAGCATATGTAGATGGTTTAACAGCAAGAAAAATATTTACCTCAACATCGTTAGATACAACCACTGATTATAATACAACTGGTGTTCAAACTCCTATAGTTTGGGATTCAGAAATAATAAAAGATAGTATATACACACATGATAATGCTGTAAATCCTGAACAAGTTACAGTTACTGAAGCAGGAACTTATCGCGTATACGCAATGTTAACAGCAACGACACCCTCGCAAAGAGTTCAAGTTTTATTAAGAATAGCGGTTAATGGAACTGCTACAGGTAGAATAGGAGCAGGTATGTATATAAGAAATCAAAACGCTATTACAGAGTCATCTGGTATTATAGAAGAAACAATGGTATTAAGTGCAAACGATATTATAACAATAACTGGTGAAAGAGGAGGTAATTCTTCCGGAGCTAGTGGTACCCAAGGAGTATCAGGGGCATCATTTTTTAGTATAGAAAAAATAGCTTAAGTAAAAAATTTAAAAAACAAGTAATAATAACAATATACCTGCTCGGTGAGAGCGCAAACCAAATATTAATTTTAAAACCTAAACCAAATGACGTTTTATTATTCGACTAGAACGTGGAATAGTCAACCACAAATCACACAAGAAACCATTGACCTTTGGAAGCATGTAGCTGAAAAGAGTAATTGGAGAATAACTCAGTTACCTAATGGTTTTTACCAAACAGAATACCTAGATTTAGATGAAAACTGGGTAGATGTAACACGAAGAGAGACCCTAGAAGGAGCAGAACAAGCAATAGATGCATCAATAGATCATTATACAAAGAAGCTTGAGTTCGTAAACGGGCCAAAAGTCGTAAAAACCTTTAAGTAACACAATTAAATCAAATTAAATTTAATCAAATGATAGTAAAAAACCTAAATTTTGGCGAAAATGCCAAAAACAAGGTATTTAAAGGTATAGAAAAACTCACTAATGCTGTTAGTTCCACTCTAGGAGCTAGCGGCAAGTGTGTTATTCTTGAAGATGAGCAAGGAACACCAATAATTACTAAAGATGGTGTAACAGTTGCTGATTCTATTGTACTTTTAGATCCTGTAGAAAATATTGGTGCTACTTTAATTAAAGAAGCAGCGCGTAAAACTGTAAAAGAAGCTGGTGACGGCACTACAACTGCAACAGTATTAGCACATGCTATATTAAAAGAAGCATATAAAGAATTAAACAACACAAATACTAGAGAAATAAAAAAAGGTATTTTAAATGGTGTTGAAAAAATTGTAAAACATATAACAGATAAGTCAGTTCCAGTAGATAATAGAATACAACAAATAGCTACTATATCTACTAACAATGATAAAGAACTTGGTGATTTAATTGCTAACGCATTTAATTCAGTAGGAAAAACAGGTATTGTTATAATGGAGCCATCTAGCGCTGGTGAAACTAAAGTTGAAATAGTAGAAGGTGTAGAATACAATAAAGGACTATTAAATCCTAACTTTGTTACTAATAAAGAAAAAGGAATTTGTGAACTTAATAATCCATTAGTAATGATAGTTGATTCAAAAATAGAATCAATAAGACAAATACAATCTGTTTTAGAATATGTAATAAAACAAAACAAACCTTTATTAATTATTGGTGAAATAGAACCTCCTGTTTTATCTGCATTAGTGATGAATAAAATAAAAGGTAATATAAAAATAAATGTTTTAGATGCTCCAGCTTTTGGTTTAAGACGTAAGGAAATATTAGAAGATTTAGCATTACTTACAAATTCTCAAATTATAGATGAAAATCTTGGAGATGATTTAAATACAATACAAGTAGATTATTTAGGTACATGCTCAAAAGTTACTACTGAAAAACATCAGAGTATTATACAAATAGAAGGTATAAATGAAGAGGTAGAAGAAATAATTAACAACATTAAAAAGAAGTTAACTAAAAAATTAAAACCTCATGAAGTTATAGGATTAGAACAAAGATTAGCAAGATTAAGTGCTAAAGTTGCTGTTGTAAAAGTAGGAGCTAATTCTGATATTGAGTTAAAAGAAAAACAAGATAGAATTGAAGACGCTATCTGTGCTACTAAAGCCGCAATTAAAGAAGGTATAGTTTCTGGTGGTGGTATTGCTTTATTAAACGCTTCAAAAGTTTTAGATCAAAATAATATAGGAGAAAATATACTTTATAATGCTATAAAATCTCCTTATTATACAATACTAGATAATGCTGGTATTAAAAATACAGAACCTGAAAAAGAAGGATTTGGTCTAAATGTAGTTACAGGAAATATGGTACAAATGATTAAAGCAGGTATTATAGATCCTCTACTAGTTACAAAAAGTGCTTTAACTAACGCGGCTTCTGTAGCAACAACTATTTTATCAACTGATTGTGTAATTAATAACGTAAGAATAGATGAAAGCAGTAGGTAAAAATTTAATAATACAGAAAGTTGAAGAAAATATTACTAAATCTGAAGGAGGTTTATTGTTAAATAAAAACGACAGAGCTGATATAAGATATATCGAAGCAAAAGTAATATCTGTAGGAGAAGAAATTAATGGTCTAAAAGAAAATGATTCTATATTTTATGACAGACACGCTGGTCATTCTATAGAAATAAATAAAAACACATATCAAGTTATTAAGGCGCAAGACGTCGTCGTTGTTTTATGAAAAGGCTATCAGCAGGAGATTTAAAAGATCTCAATCTGCTTAAACACTATCGCATTATCCGTAAGTGGGCTTGTAAAAATAACGGCTTAACAGATGCCGAACTTGAATTATTAATATATTTAGATTGTATTGATATGTTTACTATTGATGATTTTAAAATAGGCACATATTCATATAGTTGGAACAATAGGCGTTGGAATAAATTAATACAAAACAACTGGATTGTTGTTTGGAGGCATAGAAATAGAACAACGCAAAAATATAATATTTATAAAATTTCTTTTAAAGGTAAACAATTGATACAAAGAATTTACCGTATTATGCTAGGAGAAGATGATATACCTACTAGCGAAAGAAGAAATAATATAATGAAAGGAAATACATATATGGATAAAGTTTTACAAACATCTATATATAATGTAAATAAAGATAAAAACAGATAATATGGCAGCAGGTACAGCAGCAAATCTTTCTTCCGGTACTGGTCAAAATACAAATACTGGCAATATGCCTTTTGTACCAGGAGGTGGTTTTGGACAAAATATAGTTTCTCAAGCAGCAGAAGCAGCTCAAACAATTAGAGAAGCGAATGAAGATTCTGGTGGACTACTTGGTCAAATTGAAAAACTAGAGGAAGCAATAAACTCAAAAGTTGCAAAAGGTGGATTTCTAGGTACAGCTTTACAAAAATCTTTAGATGCTAAAATAGAAGAATATAATAACAACGCGCTAAGAACAGGTGGGCGTAAGTATGGTGAGTCAGCTGATGATCCAGCTTATTTATCTAGAGTAGCTGAAAGAAGAGCTAGTAGAGAAGCAATGGGTATAGGTTTAGCTCCTGGAGGAGGATTTAATGAATCTTCTCAAACATACGAACAACCTAAACCAGAGTTAGGAGTTGTACCTGGCGCTTTTCGAGGAAACACACTAGAGCAAACTGTTATTGGAGGAGTTCCTTCTTCATTACAAAATAATTTTTCACAACAAACACTAGATGCTGGCGCTGGAGTATTTGGAACTAATCTTGAGCGTTATAACTCTATGTCTTCTAGAGCAAGAAGATCAGGTTTTATTAAACCTAAACCATTAATAACTTTTTAATAAAAAAAATTATGAATCATAAAGATTTTAAAATAGATCCAGGCCACACTAGAGATATGGGTGGTAAAAGAGGTGGAATAGTTGGAGAAACAGCTATATGGGACGGTCCATTGAGCCAAGCAGGTAGATTGCATGGTGAAGGTTCTAGTTCTGGTATATATGGAATGAAGTTAAAAACAGCTGCTGTTCCTTTTTCTGGCATGGGTCCAATTACACAAAAAGCAAAAGTATATAAATAATAAATAAATAAAACATGGCAAATAATCAACCATTCAGTTCAGTGCCTGTTATCCCTAGTGATACGTTAAATATTCCTCAACCTGGAATTATAACCTCTGGACTTAACGCTACAGTAGGAACTACTTTAACTGACCCAGGAAATAATTTTCTAAATAGTGTTACTAATCTTAACGGTTACAATATAAGCGGTGGAGATGTTGTTTATGCAGGTGGTGCTATAGATGAAATATTAGCTGTAGCTACTGCAACTACATTAACAATGCAGACCAGTACAGCTGCTACTACTTATGATATATATAAAGGAAATGTAGGTGGCGACACTGCTTTTACTTTATTTGTAGGTACCGGAGGAGCAGCTTCAACATTAAAAGTAAGAACTGCAAACGGTGAAGATGTTACATTAAACAATGTTCCTGATTCTTCCTTTATTCCTTTACAAGTAATAAGAGTTTTTGCAACTGGTACAACTTGTAGTAACATTTTAGCACTTAACTAAAATGCCAGGTGGACCAAGCATGTTGGCTAATGCCAACGCAATATTAGCAGTGCCTTTAACTATACAAGGTGGAGGTGGTCCTAGTCCTGTTACATTTTTTATTTTAGCAGAAAATGGTGATATATGTGAAACAGAAGCAGGTGGTAATTTAATGGTTCAAGAAGTAGCACCTTAAAAAATTAAACAAAAAAACAAATGGCAAATATAAAATTTTCAGCATTTACAACTGAAACCGATTCTACTCAAATAGATTTTTTAGCTGGTTACCAAGGAACCACGATGAAAAAAATTGCACCTAGCAATTTAGGCGGTTCATATCCTTTTTTAATTGAAACAGATTCTTTATATTCTGGTTTTGTACCAAGTGGATTAACTGGCAATCCACAAGACAATACTATTTTAGGTATTAGAGCAGGAGATTCTTTAACATCAGGTGATAGTAATACTTTAATCGGAAATAACGCTGGAGATTCAATCACAACAGGAACAAATAGTGTTGCAGTAGGAATGGATGCTTTAGCTGGTACATCAACTGTTGGTAACAATGTAGCGGTAGGTAAAAATGCTTATAAAGTAGGTACATCTTCAAACAATGTTTATGTTGGTTATGACGCTGGTTCTGCAGCAACTACAGGTTCATATCAAGTAGGTATAGGTGTTTCTGCAGGAAATGCTGATACAGGTTCAGGTAGTATTTCAATAGGCTGGTTTGCTAATAAAAGTAATACAGCAGATAGAACAATAGGGATAGGTTATCAAGCAGGTTATTCAAATACAAGTGGTGATTCTAATACTTTTGTTGGAGAAAGAGCAGGATATAGTAATACTACAGGTACAGACAATACTTTTATTGGTGACCAGACAGGTTACTCTGCAAGTGGTGGAAATAATACAGCAGTTGGTAAAGGCGCATTTGGTGGTGGTTTTGGACATACAGGCACAGATAATGTTGCTATAGGATATTTAGCAGATCAACAACCAACTGGTGCTAGTAATTACAATGTAGCTGTTGGTTCTGAAGCACTACGTCAATCGGGTACAAGAACTAATAATGTTGCAGTAGGTTATAAGGCAGCTACAGCTATAACAAGTGGACTTTTTAATACTGTTTTAGGCTCGGAAGCTTTAGCAAGTGAAGACACTGGAAGTAGAAATGTAGCTATAGGTCATAATGCTTTAACAGCTTTAAATTATGACGGCGAAGCTTATGGTGTAGCTGTTGGTTATTCTGCTGGTAAGTTAGTTTCAACAGGTACTTATAATACTTTAATTGGTGGATTAGTTGGAGATTCTATTACAACAGGAGATAAAAACGTAGCTATAGGTTTTCAAGCTTTAAGTTCAGCTGCTGTTGGAATGGCTAGTACGGTTGCTATTGGTTATCAAGCGGGTATGAGCGCAGCAGCAGGTAACAATATTCATATTGGAAGCGAAAGTGGTGTAAGCAATTCAGGTAATGGTTTTATTGCTATAGGTTTAAAGTCAAGTTATTCAAACACTTCAGGTTCTTGGAATACGACGTTAGGTTATTTTGCAGCTTATACTAATACCACAGGTGCAGAAAATACTACAATCGGTACAGAGGCAGGTTATAACAATACAGGAACAGGTAATACATTTTTAGGATACCAAGCAGGATATAACCAAACTACAGGCTCAAATAATACTGTAATAGGACACGATGCTGAACCTTCGGCAATAACTGTAAGTAATGAAATAACACTTGGTGATGCAAATATAACTGCATTAAGATGTGCTGTTAATACAATAACGTTAATATCAGATGAAAGAGATAAAACTGATATTCAAGATATAGGTTATGGTTTAGATCTTATAGAAAAGTTAAAACCAAGAAAATTTACTTGGAATTCTAGAGATGGTAAAAAACAAGGTCAAAAAGAAGTTGGATTTATTGCGCAGGAATTACAAAATGTAGATGATGAATATTTAAACTTTGTTCTTGATAATAATCCAGATAAACTAGAGGCTAGTTGGATGCAATTAGTACCAGTATTAGTAAAAGCAATTCAAGAATTAACTGCAAAAGTAAAAGAATTAGAAAATAAATAATACTAATAATTAAAAATAAAAAAATGTATAAAAACACTATAACATCAGAAAACACACCTGATACTCATAAAGTGGTAATTACGAGTCAAATTGACGGTCAATTAGCTCAAATAGCAAATGAAGATAATGTTGACAATATTAAAACTCATTTTGAATGGGTATTAATGAATGATTTTTATAAAAACGAATTATCAAGCGATAAAATAACAGAAATGGAATCTTATTTAGATGCTGACTATGCAGACAAATATCAAGATTTACCATCATAACACTAATAACAAAAAAAACAATTATGCCTTATTCACAAAAAAACAACCCGGTAAAAATGATGAAGTCAGCTTTAGAAATGCACAAAGCTGAAAAAAAAGCAGGTATGCATAGAGATTCAGCTATGTATATGAATCACTCACCTATGGAAATGGGACACGAATCTCCAGCTAAAATGGGTCACGAATCACCTATGAAAATAGAATCAAGAGAATTAGAAGATATGACAATAGTAGACATCGAAAAAGGTGATGCTAAAGGAGATATGAAAAAAGGTTCTCCAACTATGAATTATGACACTGATAAAGGTTCACACTCACATCCACATTCTCCAATGAATAGACAAGGATATGACGATAGACTTGATGAAAGTTTAGCTAAAGACGGTAAAGAATCTAGCAAAAAACAATCTATGAAAGATCGTAGAGATGAGTCAAAAGGAATGGAAAAATCAAAAGGAAAAGGAGCTTATTCTTCTGATCCAAAAATGAGTTAATTATGGGACACAGAGGATATACTGGAAATCACCCTCGTTTTTCTAAAAGAGCAGACGAGAGATATGATGCTAAAGAAGCTTACAATAAAGATTTAACAGCTTCAGCAAGATTACATTATTTAGAAAATGTTAGACATGATCATGATTCTCCTGCAGACATGCATTGTTCACCAATGAGAATGCATACTGATGTTTTTACATTAAAAGAATTAAACAAAAGATCTAAAAAACAAGATTCTTTATCTAAAAAACAAGCTTTAAAATTACCTCAAAGAGAAGGTTTAGGAAATCCTGATTATGAAAGTCAAGATCCACAAAGATTTGCTGGAGATGATGGTTATGAAATTAAGAAGCCAGAACTAATGCATATAAAAGAAATGACGAAAGTTCAAGAGCTAAATAAGAAGCGAGAACCAATGCGTGTAAAAGAAATGACGAAAGTTCAGGAACCAAACAAGAAGTTATCTCCAGTAAGAATGGAAGGTAAAGGATGTGCTAAGTCTGAAGGCGGAAGTGGATGCGTAGTAAAAAGAGGTGGTGAATATGTAATTTTAAATAATAAAAAAGGTGGTATATTTCAAAGTGGATTTAAAAGTAAACAAGCTGCTGAAAGATCACTAGCAGGTTATCACGCAAATAAATAAGATGAAATTAATAGGTAAGATTAGACAAAACTTTTTAAACCAAAAGAATAGCTTTAATGTAGGTTTTAATAATAGATCTCCATTTAGCTATATTACTAGTACTGGTGTAGGTCAACCTACGGTTAACGATCCAGGTATGAAATCTTTTGAACCAGACGATTGGGCAAAAGCTTATGATACAAGTAAAGCAGTGAGAGCTGAAACTGAAATGTATAAAGAAGCTGGTGAAGCAGCTGGTAGAGCTGGAAGCATGATAATAGGTGCAGTTGCTGGATTAGCCGGAAAAGAAGGTAGTGGTGTTAAAAAGTGGGGAAATGAAGTTGTTAAAAATCAAAGTATTTTAAGTGGCACTGATGAAGAGAAAGGATTGGGTGATAAGTTTTCTCATAAAAAATTACAAAATAAAGACATTGAATTACCAAAAGGAATTGACCAAAAAGCTTTTTTTGAATTTATGAAAAACAATGATATGACCTTCGAAGAAGCAAGGAAATATCTCCCCTAATAAAACAGTCATGGATCTGTATAAAACCAAAAAACAATAAATAACAAACTTAATATTAACAATTAAACACAAACAATCATGGCAAAGTATTTAAATTTTTATTTAACTGGGGCTTTTGTTAGTCCTAATCCTGCTCCTGAATTAGATGGAGAGCAGTTAGTGCAACTTGGTCAAATTTCTACGTTTACAGTAACTACTACTGGTACAAACGGTGGAGCTAATGCTGATGCGCAAATCAAATTAAACTTAGCTGGTCTTCCTGGTACTGCTGATGAAGTAACAATTGACTTTGGTACAAACGCAGACGCTGCTGCAAGTACAGCTGCTGCTCCATTTATTGGAACAGATGACGCTGCTGGTTATGCTGCTTACAATGTGCAAATGAAAAAAGCAATTATAAAAGCAATTAAAGCAAATCCAGGAGGAACTGTATCTTCTGTTATTGCACCTTTAGCGCAAGACGTTAATGCAAAGTATGACCCTGCAAACAGAGTTTACTTTAAAAATTTCGCAATTAGCTAAATATGAAATCTAGAGGATTAGGCGATTCAATCGCTAAGTTCACTAAAAAAACAGGTATTAAGGCTGCTGTGCAAAACATTGCTAGCAGTCTTAATAAACCCTGTGGTTGTCAAGAAAGACAAGACTATTTAAATAGAAAATTTCCCTATAAACAATAATATGTTTTTTAGATTAAGTAAAAGTTTTAAAATTAATCCTCCATTTATGGAAGATAATACTCCAATTTATCATACTGATTTAGAAGAAGGTGTTTTAGGAAAAGCAAACAATAATGGTACTATTTTAGTATCAGATAAAATAACTGATCCAGAAGAAAAACAAAGTGTTATAGAACATGAAAAAGTTCACATAGATCAAATGAAAAGAGGTGATCTTGATTATGATAATGATTTTGTTTACTGGAAAGGTAAAAAATATTCAAGAGAGCAAATGAAAGAAGGTGCTCAAGATTTACCATGGGAAGCAGAGGCTTATAGCAAAACCGATCCCTATGAAAAATATTAGATGTCAAAAAAGAAATTTAAAGATACTACAGTAGGTCAACTATTGTTTGGCGCAGCGTCTGTAATAAATCCTACACTAGGTAATGTATTACAAGGTGTAACATCTCCTAAAGAAGCTATAGAGGCTATAACCAAAGCTGAGGCTCCTGCAGACGACAAAATAAAACTTCAACAAATAATTTACGAACAACAAAATAAAGAAATAGAAGCTATTACTTCTAGATGGCAAGCTGATTCTATATCTGATTCTTGGCTTTCTAAAAATGTACGTCCATTAGTTTTAGTGTGGTGTATAGTTATATTTTCAATGGCTGGTATTTTAGATAGTATAGAAACATTACCATTTCATATAAATGAATTATGGAATGATACTTTTGAAAAAATAATGATGTCAGTTGTATTAGCTTATTTTGGTGGACGAAGTAGTGAAAAGGTAACAAGTATATTTAAAAAGTAAAGATTACTCAAAACAAGTAATTATAGTATAGAATAATTAAATTAAATAAAATAAAATGGAAGGAAAAACAAAACTTACAGAAAAAGAGTTTGAAACAGTAACAGATTTTCAAACTAAACTAAACAATATAGTATTTAATATTGGTATTTCAGAATCTCAAAAACACGGTTTTTTACATGAATTAGCTGGTGTTAATCAAGATCAAGAAGAGTTTAAAAAAGTATTAGAAGATAAATACGGATCTATTAATATTAACTTAGAGGATGGTTCTTTTGAAGAAATAGTAGTAGAAGAAAAAGAAGATGAGTAATGTAATACGTAAAATCAGTATTGGTGCTGATTATAAGAATGAAGCTATGCATTATTCTGTAGGCCAACAAGTATATGGTGGTCATGAAATATCTCATATACTTTTAGATGAAAAAGATAATTCATATAATATTTATATAAAAAAAAACAATGAAGTATTGCCTTGGAAAAAATTTAATTCTAACATGGCTATATCGATTGAATATGATTTAGAATATTAATGAATAGTTTATATAATTTTATAGTAAAGCCAATTGGAGAAGGTAGATATACTAATAGTAAAAAAATAGGTGAAAAAGAATTAATTTTAAATACTAAAGTTGAGTCTTGGAAATTTGTTAATAGATTTGCTGAAATAGTATCTACACCGTTGGCTATTACTACTAATATAAAAAAAGGTGACACTGTAGTAGTTCATCAAAATATATTTAGAAGATTTTATGACATGCAAGGTAATCAGGTTAATAGTCGTTCTTATTTTAAAAACGATTTATATTTTGCATCGATAGATCAAATATATTTATATAAAAATAAAGATACTTGGAAAAGTTTTGGTGATAGATGTTTTGTTATGCCAATAAAAAATTCTGATAATCTAAGAAATAGAAAAGAAGAACCTTATGTTGGTATACTAAAAATAGGTAATAACAACTTAGAAGCATCTAATATTAACTCAGGAGACCTGATTGGTTTTAAACCAGGAGCTGAATGGGAATTTTTTATAGATGATATGCGTCTTTATTGTATGAAATCAAATGATATTGTAATTAATTATGGATATAAAGAAAATAAAGAAGAATATAATCCAAGCTGGACATATAGCAGTTGATGAACTAATTAAAGTTGCTAAAGAACCTATTATAGATTTTGGACCAGATATTTCTGCAGATAGACTTAAAAATGCAGCTGCTACAAAAAAACTAGCTATATTTGATGCTTTTGAAATTTTATCTAAAATTAATGAAGAAGAAAATATTATAGAAGGTAAACTTGAACAAGAAACTAAAAAACCTAAAGAATTTAAAGGTTTTGCAGAAGGAAGATCTAAGTAATGTATCAGCAAAGTTTATATAAAATATTAGATGATCACATTAAACCTAAAATTATTAAAAAAAATAATAGGTATAAAAAATGGGATTATGGTTATAATGTTGAGCATGATGTCATAGTTATTAGCAAAACAGGTGAAATAGGTGAAATATACGAAATACAAAATCTTAAAATAGCTTTACCTAAAGAAAAAAATATTCATAAATTTAAATCTAATAAGTTTGAATATACTGAATTACCTAAAGAATTAAAAAGAATAAAAACAATATTTGATTG